TTTTTTTTTTTTTTTCATTTTTATTTTTGCTATTTTTTTTTTCTTCTATATCATTTATTTCAATAATTTTATTATTATTAAGATTTGTTATTTTTTTAAAATCTTTATTAGAAACTATATTACTAAGCATATATTTATCTAAATTATCAGTAGAGCTTTGAGTTGATCTTTTAAGCCATTTTGGATCTGAAATTTTTTTATTAGAAAGTGATTCATTGGTACTAGATGAAGATTTAGAAGAGCTTTTAGTATCTTCAAAAAGCTTATGTAAATCACCCAAATCTCCAAAAATATTCATTATATTTCCAATACCTTCATCAATATTTTTTTCTTCATCATTCTTTTTATCATTAGAAAATCCTAAAATAGGTAATAAACTACCATATTCTGTATTTCCCAATCTTTTAATAAATAAATTTTTGATTGAATCAAAATTATTATTTTTTTTAGATTCTAATCTTTTGTAAAATGGTTTAAAAATAAAAAATAATGATTTACAAATCCAATAAAAACTAAAATATAGTGCTTTTATAATTATATTATTATCTAATACATATAGAATATCAATTAAGGATTCATCAAACTTCTGACACATTCTTAAAATGAATATAACTATAATACTAGTAAAACAAATAAAAACATTAAAATTCATATAATAATATAATAAACTAACCAATAAAAAATAGATAAAACTTAATAATCTTTTAGGTAACTCTACTTTTTTAATTTTTTTTTTATTTGTTTTTTTTGAAACAAATACACATTCTTTTTCTACTATACAATTATCAAAAAAATGTTTATAAAAATAAGTAAAAGCTACAAAGCACATAAATATTCTAAAGTAAGAATATATATCAAAAAATGTACTTATTATATATTCCATATTAATAAATATATATAAGGTATTATTTATTGAAATTTAAATTATTTTATAATTAATTTAATTTATAATAATCTTTCTATTATTAATTTATTTATAATGAAATATGATTTTTTAGTAAAAGAAAATTCTAAAAATCTTTCTGATAAAAATGATAACAATCAAAATGAAAATGAAAATAATAATAAATCATTTATAGGTTCAACGATGTTATCAACTTATGAAGATTTTAAAATATTTTTAAAAAAAAAGCAAGAAAATTCATCAAATGATATAAATAATAAAAATAATAATGAAATTAATAAAGTCAAAAACAGTAAAGATGAAGATAACAAAGATAAATCTACATATTTTGAATCAGAAAAAAAAACGGTAGAAACCATAGTTAAATATTCAAGTAGTTTTATAAATTTATTATTAAAATTATTTGAAATGTTAAAAAATATTTTAATAAATTTAATATCTAAAAAAAAAATAAATACTGAAATAACTAGAGATATAGAAATTATTAATAAGTTTAACAGAAAAAAAAAAAAAAATAAAAAAAGAAAATTAGCTAATAATGATTATAAATATAATGAAAAAAAAGACAAAGATATAGATAAAAAAAAATATATAGTAAAAAAAGAAGAAGATAACATAAAAAAAATGAATTCTTATTTAATAGAATTAGATTAAAAAAGTATATATAAAAATTGATTAATATATAATAAATAATATAATATAAATAATAATGTTTACGGTATCACAAGATAATATTAAAAAAGATATATCAATAGAAGAAAAGTTAAGAAATTTTGACATAAATGATGATATAGATGAATTAAGTAAAATATTTGAAGAAATATATAAAGAAAATATAGATAAACCAAGCAATAAAAATACATTATGGTGTGATAATTGTGATTATAATGAAATTATTGAAGATACATCATTAGGAATCTATGTATGTAAAACTTGTGGAGTAGTATTAAATACAATTTTAGATAGTAATCCTGAATGGAGACAATATGATGATGATAATAAAAAGGATATGAATAGATGTAGTTTACCAATAAGTAAATTATTACCTCAATCATCTATAGCTACAAGCATAGGTGGTAGTTGTTCAAGTAGAATAAAAAAACTACACGATTGGAGTTCTATGCCTTATAAAGAAAGAAGTAGAAACGAAGTGTTTAAAAAGATTACTCAAAAATGTTCTGAAGGTAAAATAATGAAATGTATAGAAGATGATGCCAAAATTATGTATAATAATATATGTGATTGTAAGCATTTGACTGGTAAAAATAAAGGAAAGAATATTATTATTAGAGGAATCAATCGTGAAAGTTTAATCGCAGCATGTGTATTACATGCTTGTAGAAAGAAATATAAAACTAGATCACCAAAAGAGATTGCTAAAATATTTGGTTTAGTATATACTGATATAACAAGAGGAAATAAATTATTTAGAAAATTAGCAAAATTAAAACAAATGGAATTATCAATTAAGCCTACATCACCAGAACATTTTATACTTAGATTTTGTGATGAATTAAAAATTAAAAAAGAGTATGTAGATCAAGCAATAAAAATATCTAATAATGTTATTAAATTATCCATAGCATCTGTTCATACTCCATTATCTTTAGCGACGGGTTCAATATTTTTAATGATACAATTAAATAAATTAAATATTCAAAAGAAGACAATTGCAGATAAATTTAATGTATCACAAGTCACAATATCAAAAGCTTTTAAAAAACTAGAACCATTTATTAATATATTAACAAATGATTTTATTTGTGATAAATTAGGTGTTGAAATAAATAATTATAAAGAGAAAGTAGAAGTATTTGATTATTTAAAACCAAAATTTTTAAGATTTGGCATTGATTTAGATAATTGTTTAAATGGTTATAATCAAGAAACAAAACTTATAAATGAAAAATTATTATTAAATCATTCATATGAAATTGATACTAAAAATAAACAAATAGAAAATGAATATATTCGTATAAATTTAGAACATACAGAAAAATTATATGAACTTATAAAAAAAAATTTTAATTTTATATAAATTATAATAAAACATCATCTTGCCAGTCTATTAATGTTTCTTTAGCTACATCTACTACTGTTTCAATAAATTTACATTCATGATTATCATTAAATATTTCTGGTAATTCTTTTTTTAATTTATCAACATCTTCTTCATTATCTTTAGGAAGATATACAATATTTACATTTGCTTTAAATGCTCCCTGAACTTTATATCTTACACCACCAATTTTTGATACATTACCATGTAAATCAACTTCACCAGTTAATGCTATATTATGTTTAATTTTTTTATCTAACATTATTGATAAAAATGCTAATGTAAACGCTACTCCTGCACTTGGACCATCTTTTGGTGTTGATGCTTCAGGATTATGTATATGTAAACCACCTGGATATTTATTAAAAAATATTTCTTTATATTTTAAATTAATAAGATTAATAGCAGTTGTAAAAGAATATAAGATTGATTCTCTCATTATTTTTTTTTGATTTCCTGTAAGTTTTAAAACAAATTTTCCTGTTTTACCAAAATGATGACCAGTTATTTGTATAGGAACAATACCACCACTACTCATATTAGTAGCATATAATCCATTTACAATACCAACCATATCTTTTTTATGAATAGTTTTATAATTAATCTTAGATTTACCTAAATAATCTTCTAATATTTTTTCATTAATTGTTAATGGATTTATTTCAGTATATTCTTTAGTTTCAAAAAGATTTTTTTGATATATTCTATCTAAATTAAGTTTAAGTAGAATATTTTCAATACATCTTTTTAATGCTCTTACACCAGGTTCAAATGTATGTTCTTCTATAATTTTAGTTAATATTTCCTTATTAAAGATTATACTATTTGGTATAAATCCAACATCTTTACATATATCTTTTAATAAATGATCAGTTGCTATATTAATTTTTTCTTTGATATTATAACTTTCTACATTTAATATTTCCATTCTATCAAGTAAAATTTTATCTATTTTATTTACATCATTAAATGAAAATATAAATATTACCTTATTTAAAGGAAAAGTTATTTCTTGAAAAAATCTATCCTGAAATGAACCATTTGTCATAGGATCTGTTAAATGTATCAATATACTCATTAATTCATTTACTTGACCATTTTTGGCAACACATTTATCTAATTCATCAAAAAACATTATACATCTTGATGATGATGCTTCTACCATTTTTTTTATTATTAACCCAGGTTGTGCTCCTGAATATGTATATCCATGACCATGTAATAGTTCTCCATCATTTTGACCTCCTAATGTTATTTGTACGAATGGAATATCTAAACATTTAGCTAAAACTTGAGCAAATTTGGTTTTTCCTACACCAGGAGGACCAGCTAAACCTATAGGATGAATATTACATCCTTGAACTGAAATAATCTTACCTAACATTTCTAATGTTTTATTTTTGGCTTCTTTATGTCCATAAATTAATGAATCAAGATTTATTTCTGTTTTTTCTAAAAATTCTTTAGATTTAGATTTATTTATAGATAAAATTTTAAAAAAATTATCATCTACTTCAGATGGCCATGGAAATTGAATTAGTAAAGATACATACATTTTAATTTTATAAGTTTCGTTACTACTATTTTTTAATTCTTCTATCTTTTCTAAACATATTTTTTTAATATGATTAGGCATATTTTTGGATAGTAAAACTTGTTTTTTTAGATCAATATCAGCTGAAGTAATATCTTTAATTTTCTCTAATTCTTTTTTAATATTAAAGGATGATTTTTTTATTTTAAGTTGTGCTATATAATTTAATTGATTATATATAATATTAGCTATACAATCATTACTTTTACTTTTTTTATCTTTTAAAAGATTAAATAAAAGACTAGCAATAGAACAATTTTCTTCACTTCCTAATAATAATAATTTAATTGTATTAAACATATTATAAATATTATCATTAACATCTTTTGTAAAATTTTTTAATAGCTTTACAAATTGTAACTTATTTAATTCAATAAATTTATAATAATCATTTATCATTAATTCTATAAATTGCTCTTCATTTATTATAAAAATTTCAATTATAGTCATATTTTTTAAATATATATCAGCAAAATCTTTATTTATATTCTGTATTTTTTTAAAATTTTCTTTTGAAATTATATTATTATTATTTGAACCAATTAAATTAACAATATTTTCAAATAATAATTTTTTTTTATATAAAAAATTATTAGATATTTGAGATGTTCTGATAAATATATTTAATGGATCTGATAAAATATATCCACTTATTGATAATATCTTATTATTTATTATTAATTTTAATTCACATTGATTATTGAATAATGTTATATAATTTGAATTATTTATTTTACTTATTGTTAATTTATTATGATTTTTATTTAATTCTATATTTTTAATATCATAATTTAGAGGACATAAAATTCTATTTATTAATTTAAATTTTTCCAAGTCCTCGTCAATTAAATGAATGCTTTTTATATTATGTAATAAATATATTATATCTTTAACACTTGTAAATCCAACAATTTTACCTAACAGTAATATTTGTTCTTTAATATTTTTTAAAGGATCGTAGGATGCTAAATTAATTAATTCATTATATTTATCATTATCATTACTTATAATTATACTTTCTATTAATAATTTTTTAATATCTTCAATAATTTCTAAATTATAATTTACTAAATCATAATTACTATTAGTATTTTTTTTCTTTTCTTTTTTAATAACTTTATTTTGATGTATTTTTTTATTATTTTTTTTCTCATTGCTAGAATCACTATCTTCTGTATTTTCAATTTCATCATCAACTGATATTTCTGATTTTATTTCTGGTATATCAGAATATAATGAATCGTTCCTACAATCTAATGCTATTTCTTTTTTTATTTTTGGTTTATCTGATAAAATTTCTTCATCTTCTCTTACAGATTGGATTTTATTATTTGTTGAAAATATATCTATAATTGATTGATTATAGGTTTCATTTAATTTTTTTATCATTTCATTTAAATTTTTCATACAACTATTTTTGGAAAATATTAAAATATTTTCATTTGTAATTATAACATTCTGTAATTTTGTTATTATTTTGCTTATTTTTTTGTAATCATTCTGCAAAATATTACAATTTATAATTTGATTTTTTTTTAATATTTTTACTTCCATTTATTATTTACTTGATAAAAAAAATAATTATTTTTTTTCATATTAATTTACTATATTAAAATAATTTAAAATTTTAAAAAGTATATTACTTATTAATATGGAACAAAAACAGACTAAGCAACGAAACATGAAATCTTCTACTACAAAAAGCGAAGCTGCTACTGAAAACATGGTTTTAAAAGCAGAAAGCGTTGTTGAAGTTAAAAGTAAAACAGCTAAATCTACCCCTAAAGGTGGTGCACAAGTAGCAGCTCCTGTCCCTGTACAAGCTCCTGTCCCTGTACAAGAAACAAAATCTAAGGCAAAGAAGACTCCTGAACAATCTGCACCTGTTCAACAATCTGCACCTGTTCAACAATCTGCACCTGTTCAACAAGCTAAAACTACAAAAACAGTAAAATCAACAGCACAGGTAGTACAACCTGCACCTGTAGCAGCCAAACCTGCACCTGTAGCTACTCAGCAAGCCAAAGGTAAGAACGTAGCTCAAAAAGCTGGTGCGGAAACAGCAACAAAAGCAACAAAAGCAACAAAAGCAGCAACTACAACTGTAGTAAAAGCAGAAACATCTACGAAAACACCTAGAACACCAAAGAAAGCAGAAGCTACACAAGTACAAAAAGCTGGAGCCAAAACTACAAAAAAAGCAGCTGAACAAGTTGTCAAAGCCACAAAAAAAGTTCAAAAAGTAAATGTAGAAGAAGCACATGAAGAAAAACAAATGGATGATAAGCTAAGATACTTTAAATTATATTATAATGACAATATTTGTGGTAGATATTCAGGTAAGAAACCTAAACAAGCAGCAAACAAAGCTTTTTCATCAATCATTAAAGATATGAGAAAGACGGATAATAAGGAAGGTGTTAACGTTGATATTACATTTACCATTAAAGAATGTACAAGAAACAGTTTTCATAAGGAATATAAATATGTTGGAAAGAGATTATTACTTAAATCTCCAGTTAAAGTAACAATTGAAAACGGAGATGGTACTTCCAAGGATATTGTTTATAAATACCATAATGAGCTTAAAAAAGCTCCAAAAGTTTAAAATTAGAACATAAAATTTTTTTGAATTTTATAAAATAATATTTATAAATAAAATATTATTTTAATATAATAGTTATATTAATCATATATGTTAAATACTAAATCTTTAATAAAAAGGAAAAAAATAACTCCAGTTCAAAGTGATAATGAATTTGAAGAAAAAAATATAGATGAAAATGAAAAGATAATAAAAAATATAGAAACTGAAGTAATTAAACCATCAATTTTTACTTTACCACAAAAACAAGAAAGTGAAAATATATATATAGAAAATGATGATATATTTAATAAAAATAATTTAATAAGAGAAGGTAGAATAGGTAATATTTTAAACACAGAATTAAAAGAAGAAGTTAAAAAAGAATTAAAAAAAAAAGAAGATATAATTTATGATGATCAAAGTAGTAGTTATATAATAATTGATTATGATAATGAAAAAAAAATTTTAAAAAATGAAGATATATTAAATTATATTTTTAATAATAAAGATAATGAATTAATAAAAAAATATATTTTTACAATTAATTATAATATAGTAAATAAGCAATTTGAATTTAATTTAATTGTATCAAAATTTACTGAAAATATAGATATAATGATTAAATTATTAAATTTTATCAATGATTATATAAATAATAATGAAAAAGATAGGATGGATGAAAATATTGATAAATTAATGATTTTTTATTATCAAGTAATTATATTCTTATTTAAAAATATTATCCAAATTGGCAAATATGATAAATTAAAATTAGCTAAATATTCTTCTTATCTTTCCTATAAATATTCTACTATGGTTCTAAAAAAAATTTCAAATATAGAAATTAGTAATCAAATAATTAAAGATAATTTACAAAGTCTTTATGAAATAAAAAAAGATTTATTGACACAATTAAATCAAATATGTTCTTTTCAAAATGTAAGTCTTGAAAGACATATGAGTCTTAATAAAAATAATACTAAAAATACAACTGACCAAATTCTTAATAGATCTGCTAAATATAAATTATCTTCTGAAATTTTACAAGATTTTAAGGAAAAATCAATTACTGAAAATCAAGAAAATATTATTAATTATGATAATATTATTTCAGAAAGTAATAGTAAAGAAAATATTATGACTATGTTTACAGATTCTGCCGCAAAATCTGAAAATAAATATAATATTAATAATTTAAAAAATTTTTTTAGTGATAATTTTTCAGATAATAATACTTCAGATAATAATATCTTATATAATCATAATACATCTGATAATACATCTGATAATACTTCAGATAATGATAATAATTATCAAGAAGTAGATATGTCAAGTGAACAAAACTTATTAATTACAGAAGATAAATTGGATATAGAAGAAATTAAAGAAGAATTAAATAAAATTAGTAATAATAGTAATATACCATTGGAATTATCAAATAAAGATACTATATCTGAAAATTTGTATGTTAATAATTTTGAAAGTAATAAAATTAAATCTAGTAATATAAAATCAAAATCTGAATATTCTTATAATACAAATAGTGCACTTTTAAATTCTAAATTATATGAACTTAATTTATAATATATTTATATATAAATGGAACCAAAACAAGTTCTTGTTATTTGTTCAAGACCAAAAGGAAGAGATTTTAATAATCCATTAAATGTTAAAGTAAAAGAATTATTTGGTGATAATCCAGTCTATACATTCTGTGATGGTATAGAAAATAAATTTCCTATATATCCTATATCAAATGACAAAATTTACGATTTTATCTGGTTTGCAGGTTGTAATATTTTATCACATTTATTTTTAGATTTTGATTTTACTCAAACAAAAATAAAAATATATTAAAAATAGGTGGTAAAATACTTTTTACAGAAAGTTTAGAATATAAAAAGATGTACATAAAAAGGGAAATAAAAAGTTTAACGCTTCCAATATCAGTGCTATTAATTCATCAAGATAAATTTAATAATGATGATTATAAGTTATTTAAGAAAAATTTATTAGATTTTTTTCAAAAAAATTTTATATTTAGTTTAGATGATGATTTATTTTTATATCAATATAATCAAAGTGGATTAGAAAAAAAATATTTAAAATATAAAAAAAAATATTTACAATTAAAAAATAAAAATTTTAATTTATAAAAATTATATATATTAATATCATATGGATAACGATACAATCCTTGAAATTAAAGAATTACTTAAAAATATTGACTATTTTGAAATTAATCTTTCAAATCAATTTAATAATAATAATAAACAATTATTAAATCTAAAAAATAATATAAATAATATTAATGAATTATATCATTTACTTTGTAAACAAATTTTCTAAATTTATAAATTATCAAGTTTTTCCAACATCGTATTTAATTTTTCAATATCAACTACTTCATAACCATTATTCATTTTATATATTATTGAATCATAATCAATTAATAAATCTAATATTCCATTTGTTAATTGTATTTTTTTATTTGTTTCTTCATTATTTATATTTTCATTTAATTCATCTAATAAGATAATATATTTATCTTCTTTTTCTTTAATCTTCTTATTAATTTGTTTAAAGATATTAAAACTTTCACTAAATTCATTATATTCTTCTCTAAAATTATGATATGCTGTCTTTATGGTTTCTATATTTTCTATAACATACTCTTCTGATAATGCTTTTTCTATAAAAAATTTTACTAGCAAATCATTAGCTAATTCATTTACGTTGTCATATTGTTCTCTAATATTATTATATATTTCATCATTATTTACATCTGAATTCATTTTTTCTTTATAATAAAAAATTTTTAATTCTTTATTTATATCATTTAATTCATCAATTATATTTCTAATATATTTAATATGTTCTACGTATTTTTTATTATCTAATTCTTCATCATATATTTCAATACCTTTAGTTTCTTTATGATTTTCTGCAGAATCTAAATTTTTGGTTGTTAAGTTACTATTAATAATAATAAACATACTATAATTAGTCTTAAAATCCGTTAATAATTCTTTGTATTTTGCTATTTCTATATCTTCATAATTAGTATTATTTAACCATGAATCTATTTCTTCTACATTTTCTTTAACATCATTTTTAATTATTTCTGTTATTTTTAATTCTTCACTAATTAAATTTTCTAATATTCTTTTACAATTTTCTTTTAATTGTAAATATGACTCTTTTTTATATTTATCTATTCTATCTATTTCATCCATTTGTCTAGCATTGTCAATAATTTTATTTAATTCCTCCTCTGATAAATTATTTTTATTACTTGATATTTGTATTACTTTTTTATTTAATGAATTATTTAAATCTTCTGCTTTTATTTTAATTATTCCATCTGAATCTATTTCAAATGTTATCTGAATTTCTGGTATTCCACGTTTTTCTTTTTCGATACCACTTAATACGAAATTACCTATCAAAAAATTATTTTTAGTTAACTTTCTTTCACCTTCATATATCTTAACTATTATAGAATCCACATAATCTGTATCTGTTGTGTATTTTTTGTATTTTTTTACTGGTATTATAGTGCCTCTTGGTATTAAAATATCCATAATACCACCACTAGTTTCTACACCAATTGATAGTGATGTTCTATCAATTAATAATAATTTATCTTCAAGATTATCTTTATTATTTATCATATATCCGTGAATAGCAGCCCCAATAGATACAACACTATCTGGATCTATAGAACAATTAACATCTTTATTAAAAAATCTTTCTACATTATATCTTATAATAGGTATTCTTGTCATACCACCTACCATAATAATTTCATCAATTTCAGATTTTTCAATATTACATATATCTAAAATATCATTTAATGGTTTTATTGAAAAATTAATTAAATCCTGACATATTTCATTAAATTTTTCTCTAGTAATTTCTATTACTAAATCCTCTTTATTATAAAAATTATTTATTCTTATTTTTGCTAATAAATTTTCAGTTAGAGTTATTTTAGCCTGTTCTGCTAAGAATTTTAATTTTTGTAAATTTTCTTCTTTAATATTATTCATAAAATTATCTATTGTATTTTCTTCTTCTTTTTTTATAAATAATTTAGTCTCTATAAATTTTTTTATACAGTATTCCATTATAACTCTATCAAAATCAGAACCCCCTAAATTTGAATTACCACATGAACCTAAAACTTCAAATACACCTTCTGAAATATTTAATAAACTAATATCTAATGTTCCACCTCCAAAATCATATACAAGTACATTCGTATTTTTAGTCATATTCTTACCTAAACCATAACATAATGCTGCTGCTGTAGGTTCATTTATTAATCTAAGCACATTTAAATTTGCCATTTCAGCACACTTTTTTATTATTTCTCTTTGATTTTTATTAAAATAAGCAGGCACAGAAATAACAGCATCTTTAATATTTATTTGTATATCTTTGTTATCAGTATCAAATTTTTTAGATAAATATATTTCAGATTTATGTTTAAAAGACATGAATAATTGTGTGGCAATTTCTTCTGGATAAAAGTAACTATCATTGGTTTCATTATAAATTTTAACATAATCATTTTCATCACTTACTAAATTATAAGCAAGCATTTCTAACATTTCTTTATTTAATTCACTATACTTTTTACCTAATAATTTTTTTATTTCATAAACAAGAAATATAGATTTATTTTCTGTATTATTAATATTAGTTTTTTCAAAAATATTTTTTCTTAAATAGGCTTCTTTACCAATAATTTTTTTTTTATCATTAATTTCAATTACAGAAGCAATTGTATTTGAACCATCAATATCAGGAATAATAATATTTTTATTATTATGCCATACAGATAAACATGAGTTAGTTGTACCAAAATCTATACCTAAACATAAATTTAAATTATTCATTATTGTTTATAAATAGTATATATTTTTAAACAATTTTTAATTTTATTTATTTAAATTTAAACTGGAAAAATATATAAAAGAATATTAAATTAAATGACTGGAGGATTAATACAAATAGTAAGTTTTGGAAATCAAGATATAATGTTAAATGGTAATCCAGAAATAACTTTTTTTACTACAATATATAGAAGATATACTAATTTTGGTAAAAATTTTATATTATCAAGTTTTGATAATGAAGTTGGATTTAATAGAACTTCAACACAGATAATATTAAACAATGGTGATTTATTAAGTAAAATAATTTTACGAATTAAATTACCAAATTTTAATCTTAGAAATTTTATAAATTTAGTTGAAACTGAATTAAATTTTGAAAGTAAAAGTAGTAAAAAAGATGATATATTACTTTTAATAAGTTATTCAGAATATATAGTTAAATTTCTAAATAAGTTAAGATATTATAGTAATTTATTTTTTTCTGAAAATTATCCAAAAACATATATAACTTATATTAAAGATTATAATAAAATTATTCAGGATAATTTTACTACTGATGAATTTAACTACTATTTTACAATAATTAATTATATTTATTCATATGGTAATAATACTGAAGTTAATACTAATTTTTTTAAAAATACAATTGATTATTATAAAAATGCTTCTATGTATACAATTGAAGATAGTGAATTAATATTTTTATATTCTGATTATACTTATATACAATTAAGTTATGAAGGTTTTAAATTTACAGTTTATGATAATTTAAATACACTTGAAAAAGTTAATATTCAGGTTTATAATTTAATTAAAAATTATGTAAATATTAATTATAGTATTAAAGGTTCATGGGTGGATAAGATAGCAATATATCTTTTTGAAAGTATAGAAATTTATATAGGAAGTAATTTAATAACCAGATTAAGTGATAATTATAATAATATTTATGGTGAATTAGCTTATCAAAATAAAGATGTTTATAATGAACTAATTGGAAATATAGATTCATTAATTACACCATCAATTGAAAATAAATTAAATATAATTTTATATTTGCCACTTCCTTTTTGGTTTAGTAGTAGTTATGGTTTATCTTTTCCTCTAGTATCATTACAATATAATGATATGCAGTTAAAAATAAAAACTAAAAAATTATCACAATTATTTTATTTAACTATAGATGGAACAATAAATAAAAATTTAAATACAAGAATTATAGAAAAGTTTTTAGAAGAACAAGAAAATATATTTACAAATAATTTAGAAATAACAACATTACTTGAATATATTTATTTAGATGCTATAGAAAGGAAAAAATTTGCTCAAACAGGACATGAATATTTAATTACTCAACAACAATATGTATCTTATAAAGATGTAGTCCAAAATACTTCATCGTTTGAAATTAATTTTTTTCATTGTTGTAAAGATTTATATTGGTTCTTAACCACTAATTATAACTATTTTGATATTATTAATAAAAAGATGTATGACAGATATTATATAAAATTACCTCTTAATTATTCTTATAATAATAATTATTATATTGATTATCTTAATTTTTTATATAATGATTTAAATAGATTTGATTTAGTTGATTATTTTAACATTATCATAAATATTAATAATCAATTTGAAAATAATATATTTGATTTTGATAATGTTAATAAAGATATATCTATACTATTTAATAAAAATAAATTACTCTATAATCCTATTAATTACTCAATATTAAGATTAAATGGTGTTTCTTTAGCATCATATACATCAGAATATTTTAATTATATACAACCATATAGTTATTATAATTGTAATCCATCTGTAGGTGTTAATGTTTATTCATTTTCATTAAATCCGTTAGAAGTTCAACCTTCAGGATCGTGTAATTTTAGTAGAATTCCAAAAATATCCTTAGAAGTTAATTTATTAAAAAATATAAATGATTTTATTCTTAATAATGAATTAAATTTAGAAATTATAGGAACTAATTATAATATTTTAAGAATAATTGGAGGTATAGCAGGTTTAGCATATACTTATTAAATTTTAATATTTTAGTATAAATATATATTTATTTTAATTATTAATTATAATTAAAATAAATGCCAAGTGGTTTTATTCAGTTATTATCAGTTGGATCAGAATATGAATATTTAAATAAAGATCCTCATATATCATTTTTTAATGCTGTTTATAGAAGATATTCAAATTTTTACATGACAACTGTACAATTATATAATAAGGAATTTAGTAATATTAAAGATATTAATTACAGTTTAAATAATTATCAAACATTTTTAATACCATCAAGTGGTGATTTATTAACAAATACACTTGTTAAATTAAGTTATAATGATAAAAATTATTTAGAAATATTAAAATCTTATGTTGATCAGATAGATACAAAAACTTTTAATATATTTTCATTTTATGATAATTATAATATATTAAAAAATAAATATTGTAAAGTTGAGATAAAAGATATTGAAATTATAAAAATTAATTTTATTAATAATAAACAGAATTCTACTTCTTATAATTATAATAATAAAAATATATATGATGATAATTATTTAACAATATGGACTTCTAATACAAATAAAAATAAGGAAGTAATATTAAATTTTATAAAATTTAATAATGATATTTTTATCCAAAAAGATATAACTAATAATTATTATAATATTTATTTAGAATATTTATATTATAGTTTTATTTATTATATTAATGTTGATGAATTAAGTAATAATCAATTATTATTTAATATAATAGATTGTATAAATTATGATAAAATTGATTATATAAGAATAGATTTAAATGAAATAACGTCTTATAAATTATATACTAAAAATAAGTTAATTTATTCAATTTTTTATAATTTAGTTTCTACTAATTATTCAACAAATACAAAAACTCAAATTAAAATATTTGAAAATAATATTTATTATAAAATAAAATCGGAAGATATAAGTATTTATAATAATTTTATTAATCAAATTATAAATAATGTTTCAAAATTTTTAAATATTGAAATAATTACGGATAAAAAAAAAAGTAAAAATATTATTATTTCTTATGAAGAATATATTAAAAGTTTTAAAACAAATAAGATAAATACAAATACAATAATATATTTACCTATAATTCCATCAAATACACAATTAATAATATATTATTATCCAAAAAATATATATTTTGGAAATACTGATAATTATGATTATAATGAAGCTTTAATATTAATAGAAAAAAATCATATTAAAATATCAAATTATAATTTGATTAATAATTTAAGTTTAATTACTTATATTAGATTATTTTTAAAAATAGGTTGTATTACTGAAATTGATATTTTAAGATTTCTAACTAATATTAAAGAACCTAATTTTTTATATAATCTTGAAAATTATTATTCAAAAAATAATAATAATATTTTATTCTTTAAAAATATTCTTGATATATTAGTTAATAAAAATGTATTAATATTTAATAATTCATCATATAGATCTCTAATTTTTCTTTATGAAAATTACGTTTATCAAACCAGTAAAATGAATTCTTTTTTTTATTCAAAAAAAATATCAACAATTCAAAATATAATATGTCTTAAAAATTTATATACAAATATTATAACTTCAATTAATTCATTATATTTATCAACTACTGGATTACTTAATTTTAGTATAAATTCATCAATTTTTCTAAATTTCTTAAATCAAACAAAAAATGAATTTATTACTTTTAATGAACTTTATAGTATTATACTTAATTATGATTATAATAATTATTTTTTTAATAATAATGCTATAATAACTTTTAATAGTCCAGATAATACTATTTTATTAAAAGAAAATATTTTTTTATATAATTTTTTTGTTATTATTCTAATAAATTTAATTCTAGGTTCAATTGAACCTATTAGTAATATATATTATAATTCATCAAAAATAAGAAGTTCTACAAATGATATTGATACTGATAAATTTAATATTTATAACAATCTTGGAAAATATAAAAATATTTTAAATTCTTTTAGCTATTCATTAAATATATTTCCCTTAACAAGTTATTTATATCTTAATCAAACAACTGAAACAACTATAGAAATTTATACGTTTTCTAATATAGATCAGGATACATATTATGATAATATTTTTGGTAGTATTTTAAAATTATTCAATATTTATGATGAATTATACGATACAAATATATATAAAAGACTTAATAATTATACAATTGAAGATATTAAAGAAATTATTAATTTATTTAGTTTTAAGTTTATTGATATTGTAGAAAATTATTATAGAAATAATGATTTTTATTTAAAATCCATAGCCTTAGAGGATATTAATTCATTATTTACATATTTTTATAATAATAAAGTAATATCTTTTTCAAATGGAACTCAAAATGATTTAAATATTTTACAAAAAATATTTTATAAAGCTGATAATCAATTATTTGGTAAAAGTTTCTATACATTTATTAGTATTAAAACTCCTAATTTATTTGCAGAAAATTTATATTTTTTTAAGTTTTTATTTATCGTAAATTCACCATTTTACAGAATTTATTTATTAATAAGATTTCTTTATACATTTAGTGATTCTATTTTATCACCTGATTTTATTGTATTAAGAGATTATTTAACATTTTATTTAATAGTCTATATATCACCAGATATATCTTCAGTTAAAAAGGCTAATATAAAATATCAAAATTTTGATATTTCAACAAATAATTTTGATAATTTAGAATTAATTGATAATTTTATTTCATATGATGAAATAAATTCAATTAATGATGAAACATCTAATACAATTAATAATATAAATACTGAAAATTTATTAATATATACTAACTTTTATTTTATAAAATCATTTATAAAGATTTCTTCAAATATTGACAATATATATCCAAATATATATAATACATTAAAATATAATTATGATGATTTAATTTTTAATAATCTTATAACTCAACTTCAAAGTAATAATGAATTATTTTTTAATATTGATTACATAAATAATTTTTTAAATATATTCTTTGATAAAAATAATTATAATCTGAATGAAGTTTTTAGTTTAGTTTTAAATATTAATATAAATAATATCCAAAGTCAAATTTTAAATAATAAAATAGGAAAAGATTGTTATTATTCAGCATATTCAATAGGGACCTATTTTGATAATACAAATAAATTAAATATTGATACTATTAATAATATTTATAATTTATATTTAGATTTTAACTTGATATCTAATTTTAATGATTTATATTTAATTAAAACATTTGATGTTAAGCGTTATGAAGATTTCATTAAAAAAGATAATATTGTTGAAGGATTTAATTATTACTATACTTTATATAATAGTATAAATAATACAGCTACAATAAAAAATATTTATAATTATTATGATGAAATAAATAATTCAATTTTTAAGTATATAATAGATAATTTTAATTATTTAAATAATTATTATATTTCAGTTGAATTATTTAATTTATATTTAGGATATTTTAAAGATATTTCAGATTTATTTAATTCAACTAATGATACTAATATTAATTTATATAATTATCTTCCTAATAAATTGAATACTTATAAGAGATTAATAACTAATAATAAAATTATCATTGTTTATTTTCTTTATAAATCTTTAATAGAACAATGCCTATTTATTGATATAAAATATTATATTCAAAAAGTTAATTCTTCACAAAATTATAATTTAAAATTTAAAAATTTTATAATTGATAAATATGGATATTATATTTATACAAATATTTTAAATAAATTAGTAGTTAATATTACCAAAAATATTACTAATCTATTTTTAGATTATAGTAGAGTTGAAATATTTTATATTTCAGATGATGTATCTCAAAATTTAACTAATTTTATAACTTTATCAAAAGATGTTTATTTAAATAATTATGTAAATGGACCAAAAGAATATTATGATATGAATACCGAAAATATAATATATATTACAAGCACAGAAAGAGTATATATAAAAAATGAATTTAATAATTTTTTTATTAATTTATTTCAGAGTAATTTTAATATACAAGTATTAACAATCGCTTTCTATCAAAATTTAAATAATTTATTAACAAGTTTAACTAATGAATTAATAATTTATTTATTTTTTATTTTAAATAACAATTTAATTAATTTGATTATAGAAACAGATATTAATAAAAATCTTAATGAAATTAATCAATCTAATAAGAATGATTTTTATAATACTAGTATTACATTTATAAAAAATACTTATGATGATTTAAAAAATTTATATGATAATAATTTTTATAATTTAATAAATAAAACAAATCTAATTAATAAAATATTTGAATTAGTTGCTAATTTTTATGGAAAAAATAATATTAATTATTATAATGTTTTATTTTATAAATATAATATTACTTTTGATAATACTGTTTTTGATATTAGAATTAATATAAATAATCTTATTAATAATAAAATATCCTATTCAACAGTTTGTGAAAAAGAAATTAACAGATTTTTGTATTATTATATGACAATATATGCTACTAAATTAATTAAAAAAATACCTAATATTAGTATTTCTGATAGTATTAATTTTATAAAAAATAATACAACCTATGAATATGTTAAAATGTATAATCCAATATTTATAAATAGTTCAAATATTGTATATGAACAAAATTTAGAAATTTATCAAAATGAACAAATTTTAAGTTTATTAAATATTGATTTTTTTACAGATAAATTATCAACAATTAATAATGCATATTTTATTGATTTTATATCTAGTATGTCAACTGATTACTATACTGATTATATTTATTTTTTTAATTACATGAGTGATAATTTAGGAAATGATTTTAACAATTTTTTTAATAGTGTTTTAATAGATGGACAATATTATTTAAATGCTTTTGATTATTTTACAGATTTAAATAATATTGATGAATTAAATGATTATGTAAATAAATTTTTAACATTAGAAGAATACTTTTCTCCATATTATATTTACGATGATATTGTAAAATATAGTTTTAATAAAGATAATATTGATACTAAATTACAATTAATTACTGAAAAAACTTTAAAAAAAATTATTATTTATTTATTTATGTTATATTTAATATTACAAAAATTACCAATTTACATAAATGAAAATTTAAATTTTAATTTGAAAACAGATTATATATTAGAATATAATATAATAAATGATAAAATATCTTTTTTGATTGATGATGCTTTAAATTCTATAATAATAGATGATCTAAAAAAATTAATTTATGATATGTATAGTTTAGATCCAAAATATGATTATTATACAAATGATTATGCTTATAATGATATATATATTGTAAATATTATTAATAATAATTTAAAACAGGTTAGAGTAAATAGCTATTTAGATTTTGCTAGAAATTATCTGAATTCATATACTGATAATATAATTTCAGTTAAAAATAAATCATCATTCTTTAATTTGGTTAAAGAAATTAATGATGTATTTGATTATGATGCAATTTATAATAATTATCAATTATTAATTTATTCAGGTTTTATAGATCGCTATTATTATGAATATAATTTATATGATTTTAATAGTTATACTAAAGATAGTATTAATAATAATTCATCAAATTCATTATTTTTTGAAAACTTAATTTATTATTATGATAGAACTGATTTATATAATATTAACATTTTATTAATTAGATTTATCTTGTATTTAGAGGCATTTGGTATTATATTAAATAAAACTCAAAGAAACAATATTGATGGTATAATATCTTATACAAGATTAAATGCTATTAATATTAATCCTACATTAGAAAATATAAAAGGATTTAATGGTTATAATGACTATTTATTTATGTATCAAGAAAATAATGATTATACAAATTCTAATAATTATTTAATGAGAAATGATATGTCATGGAATTATATTTTAAATTTAATGGTTAATAATTATGATAATGATTTATCATTAATTACTCCAATAGATTATGACTATGATACTGCTTTTGTTAATTTTGGAAATATTTATAATAAAAATATTAATTTATATAAAAAATTTTATAATTATGATTATAATTTTTATATGTATCCTAATAATTTTGTTGGCATATATCAACAAAAAGAGGTTTTTTATAATAAAATATTAACAAATCAAAAAAATTTATTTAATATTAAAAGAACAAATTATGAATTATACAAATTATTATTTGATAATATAGTTCTAACTAAATATTCAAATATATATTTAGAGTATAATGCAACATTACCAGATACATATTTTATACCAATATTTAGAGAAATTATTAATTTATATTTATCATATAAAAATATTTATGTTTACAATAATGATAAATTTTTGAATATATATTCTTTAAATAATTATTTTAAAATAAAATTAGAATCTTCAAATAATTTAGATAATTTAATATTAGTTGTAAATGAAATATATTTTTATCAATTATTTAAAATATTATATAAAGATTACAATAAAAATACAGTTCAATTAGAATATTTTGATTTTATTAATCAAATTAGTAGTATTTATAACAATAATTTTATTTACATAAATAATTATAATTTAATAACAAAGTTAATTATACAATTTATTGTAGTTATTAATTACTTAAATAAAACAAAAAATTTGAATATAATCATAGATAATGATATTAATACTATTAAAACAGAAATAGTAAATATAATTTCAACGAATACTATAAATATATTAAAATCAGATAATATTAATAGTATTTTTGATGCTTTAAAAAAATATATAATATCTGAAGATAATATTAGTGAGTTTATTTACAAAAAAAAATTAGGATATTTAATAGAGATAGTTGAATATGAAGAATTATTAAAATTATTATCAATTAGTATTGAAATTATGATATTTTATGAAGATTATAATTATGAATATTATTTAAATTTAGTATATGTAAATAATTTTAAAAATAAAGTTTTTACAACTTTTAATGATAATAAAAAAATTTTATCTTTTTATGAAATAAGTTATACAATAGAAAATTACTTAGTATATATATTATCCAAAAAAGATATATTAATTAATCAAATATTATTTAAATCACTTGATGAGTATTTTATTGAAAATAATTTTAAAAATTTTACTGTAGAAATTATAACATTATTATATGAATTACAAAATGATAATTTTTATGGTTTAGTAATTAAAACATATGATAATATTATTAATAATGATTTATTAGAATTAAAGATAACATGTTTAAATTTATATTTTATAAAAATGTCAAATAAAAATATAATAAATCAAAATCTATTTGATGAAATAAATAATAATTTATTAATTTTGTATAATATTTTTATTGTATTAGAAATGACTAATTTTATAAAAGAGCAAGTATATTATTCATTATTGATTAGTGTTATAACTAATTCACAAACTATAATATATGAAAATAGGTTAATATCTGTAATTAATTTAACAAATGATATTATAATTAATACTGAATATTCTAATTACGTTAAACAATATAATATTTTAAATTACAATAAAGATATTTTAAATAGTAGTATAAATTTGACTAGAGATTATGGTATAAATAATTTTAATAATTTAGTTGATGATTATGATTATAATAATATATTTAATGTTATTTATATAAATAATCTATATCAAACAGCACCAAATATTAATTCAAGTTTTTTTGGAAATTTTATATTGAATTTATTAAATAAAGATAATTTAATAACATACTATACTGAATTAGAATTATCAGATCAAACTTTAATTAAGAATTCAATAAATATTATTATAAGAATGATAAATGTATATTTAGAAGAGTTTAAAATATTATATGGTGGTTATTACAATAATATTGATAATAATTTGTCAATTAATGTATTTACAGATTTTTTTAAGGAAGAAAATAACTATGATAAAAATACTAATATAAATATTTTTACATTAATATATACTAATTTTTCAAATGAGTTAAATAAGATAAATTTTCAAATGTTAGTTGTTTTATTTTATAATGTTTTTATGTTGATATATTTATATAATTTTGGTAATACAATTATTGATGATATTGACAAGATAATATTATATTTATGTAATTTAATATACAAAAAAATATTAATATATTATGATAATAATATTAATACTACAGAATATATTGAAACTGAACTATTTTTTAAAAGATTAAATATATTAATTGAAAATAACTATAGTAATGGTGAATTAATCAAGTTATGTTATAGTTTTTTTAATACAATAATAAGTAATGATTTAAATAAAACAGATGATACAGTTATTACAAATATAAATAATTTTATAAATAAAACTTATAATGGTTTAGATGAATATAGAGTTAATAATTTATTTAATATTGATAATTTTTATAAAAAGTATATTAAAAATAATAAAATAATAATTTTTAAGCATTTATTAGATAAAGTATTTGATGTAAATCAATCAATATTAATGCTACATTTTAAAAGTGTAGTACCAGATGATTTAGTAAACATACAAAAAGATTATATAACTAGATTAAGAAATAAAACAAAAGGTTTTATAAATAATGATGGTATATTAAGTATTATAGAAAAGATTGAATTATACTTTAATGATGAATTAATAGATACATTAAGTAAAGAAATGTTATTATTATATTATAGTTTAATAGAAAATATTAATAAGATTAAAACATTGAATGAATTTTATGGTAAAGATCAAGATTATATGTTATATGGATTACGAGATTATATATTAAATTATACTAAAGATTTTTATATACCAATATACTTTTTTTATAAAGAAATATCTAAATCATTATCATTAATATCATCAATGTATGTGAATAAATATATAAAAGTTAAAATAAACGATGATAATATAATAAAATCTTATTATAATGTATCTATTATAGAAAAAGGATTAGAATTATCATTATTAGTAGATTTCATATATGTTGAGAAAGATGAAAGGAAGAGTTTATCAGAAAAAAGAATAGATAATTTAATAAATACACATTATAATTTTATAGCATCTAAAAAATACGAACCAAATAACAATACTTTTAATATTAATGAAATATTTAATATAAATGATACAATAATCTATTTAAATTTTGAATTTAATGAAATGACGAATTTATGTTATCAATTATATTGGGAATTAAATCTTTATATCAATAATATAAAAGTTAATAATATTATAAATGTGAATAATCTAATATTATCTACAGTTATATATTTTGATGATGCTAGAAGAGATGGAATTAAAATTATAGATAAAAGAAATTTTAACAAGATTACTACAACACTTAATAAATATAAATACTGTACAAGAGCGTATGAAGATGATATAAATACATATAGTTTTTCTTATGAACCTAATAATACACAACCAAGTGGAGCAGTTAATTTATATAAATTAGATAAATTTACGATAGAAATAGCTATAAATAATAAGTTATTGGTTGATGCAATTAATAGAATAAGTAATTTTTGGAATATAGAAAGTATAGATTGGAATTTAAATTTACAAAGTTTGAATTATAACATATTAAGATATCAATCTGGATTATCTGGATTATTATATAAAAGATTTATTAAGAGTTATTAATTATATATATTTATTTAAATAAATATATATAGCAATAATTATTTATGCCAGGTGGAGAGGTTCAACTAGTTGCATATGGAGAAGAGAATATGTTTTTAAACGATGATCCACAAATAACATTTTTTAAAATAATTTACAGGAGATATACAAATTTTTCAATAGAAACAATAGAACAAAATTTTAATAGTAATTTAGATTTTGGAAAAAAGTTTTCAATAGAGTTAAGTAAGATTGGAGATTTAATTCATAAGATGTGGTTAGTAATAGAATTACCAAATATTCCAATATTATATGATATTAATAATATTGTTGATAAAAGATTAAGATTTGCTTGGGCTAGGAAAATAGCATATGCTTTAGTAAATTATATAGAAATAGATATTGGAGGTGTTGTAATAAATAGAGAATGGGGCGAATGGATGAATGTATTAAATGAGTTAAATATAACTAATTTTAATAATAATATAGATGAATTAACAGGCAATGTGCCTGAAGTATATTTATTAAAGACAATATATAATAGTAATATACCAAGTAGAGTATTATATATACCGTTACATTTTTGGTTTTGTAAATATGCTGGTTCAGCTTTACCAATGTTAGCGGTAGAATATAATTTAGTAAGATGTTCAGTTGAATTAAATAGTTTTGATAGTTGTGCCATATTTTCACCAACAAACTATATATATGTATCATCATATTTAGGAAATGGGATTAAAGATGAGCCATTATTACAAGTATCAGAATTAGGATATTCATGGGGTATATATGATTCTATAGAACCGTATAAAATAAATGGTTCAGAAATAGTTTATAAATTATATTATAGGAAAATATCAGATATTCCTTTTATATCAACAACATCAGCATTTTACAGTAATTATTCAGCATCAACGATATTAGATAATTTATTAAATCAGCCCATAGAAAATTACACAAGAAATTTTATATATGGAATGGATAGTAAAACTATATATTATCCAGAAGCTATAAATAATTCTTCATTTAGATTTGTATCAATAGAAAAACCATATTTTATACCTACATTAGATTTATCTATAAGAAATGCATATTTATTAATAGATTATATATATTTAGATAAAGAAGAAAGAACAAAATTCTTTAATAATAGACATGAATATATTATAGAACAAGTATATTTTTCTGGTAATAAAATATTAAAAAATTTAAATAATAAAATAAATATAGAAGTTGTTAATCCTTGTAAATGGATGGTATTTATGGGACAATTAGCTTATTATACAAATTCTAATGTAAATGATTTTTTTAATTATAATACAACATTTATAAGAAATATAAGACAAGAAATATTAGGTGTACCATTAATTAAAGAAGCAAATATTACATTAAATTCAAATCAGAATAATCAAATATTTGATATGAAATTTTATTCTAGATTAATGCCATTTTTATATTTTCCAAGAACATTTAAAACTGATGGATTTGGTATTTATACATATTCATTATATCCTATTACACCCTCACAACCGTCTGGTTCTATTAATATGTCATTATTTAATAATATTAGTATTAATCAAAGTTTTAATATTGTTGATAGAAATTATAATAATTATATTTTCAAGTCTTATTTTGTGACTCATAATATATTAAGAATTTATCATGGCGTATGTGGTCTAGTATTCAGTAATAATTTGTAAACTATAATAATTATTTAATATAGTTTATTTATAATTTATCTTGATTATATTGTCTTAAGAAAGAACTAATATTTTTTAATTCTAAATCTTTAGCAGAATATTCCTTAAAATATTCTGTGTAGTTGGCAATATGTTGACGAATTTTATCTAATGAAACATATTCATTATTATTATCATTCATTAAATAAGCAATTTTAATATATTTATTGATTGTTAATATTTTTTTATAAAGTTCTATTTCTAATTCTTGGAATCTATTTAATTCTTCATTAATCTTTTCCATTTCTGATGATCTAAGAATTTTATTTGTAGATTTTAAATTAGCTATTAAATGTCTGATTTCTTGAGCAACATTTGTAGTAAATTGTGGAACAACTTCTGCTTCATTAAGAACAACTTCTGTTTTAGGATTTCCACCTCCTCCTCTTAAACCTAAGCCAAATTGAAGTCCAGAAAATATTAAAGGAGTTGTTAATAATGAATGTGGTGTTTGTTGTACTGTTACAGCACGCATTATATCTTTCCAATTCCAGTTAATTGTTGGTGTAGCATGTTGTGCTGCTCTGTATCGTGGCACACCGCGTTCTTTTAATATTGGATTCTCTATATTTGTTCCTTCAAAAGGTTGAACATTTGGATTTAATATCTGAACGTTATGATTTATAAAAGATACACACATATTTAATACATCTCTTAATTGTGCATTTTGCTCAAGAGCAGCTTTTTCTTTTGTTGATAAATTTTCATTAGGAAGAACATTCTTAACCCAGTATCTAAAGTTAGGGAATTTTTTTAATTTACCTTTTATAAATGGATCCCATACTGATATTTCTGGAAATTTAAAACTTCTAAGAATTTGTCTTATTGTAAAGGGATTTTGTTTTGAAAAGTTTTTATCAAGAGCTCCAATTGTAATTGTACCTGCGGCAATTTTTTTCATAAATTCTTCACCATTACCTTCAATTAATTTATCAATTACATCACAGCATTCATCACCTGTAATATTTATATATGAATTAAAGCATTTTTCTGCTGATCTAAAGAATTCTCTGTATTTAGGATCTGATGGATCAAAAGTTTCAAATGTTCCATCATCTTTCTTTCTTTGAAACGCTCCATCATCTCTTAATTTCCAATTATTTAAAAACTTAGCATTATCTTTATCATAATCTGTACGGAAATCATATACAAAACCATCATCAATATCTATTTCATTCTTTCTTACTTTATCTAAAGTTCTTTGATCACAAGAATAAACTTCATCAAGAGAATTAACATTTTCTGTTATGATCATTTCCCCACCTAAAACTGATTCACCAGCATCACCTAATAACTGGTCATAATTTGGAAATTGGTCAACCATAGCACCCACACCCAATGTAAAGCGTTCAGCTTCTTCACCTCCTTCTGAGTTTTCACGACATACATCAACAGAAGAAAAATAAAATGAAGCATTTTCTCTTAAACCTTTCGGTAACATTTTTACTAGTATAAGTTCTCCTCTACTTCCTTCTCTTTTTAAATTAACACGTAATTCACAATCTTTAATAGATGATGGTAAATTTCCACGTGTAATAGGTGTAAAATGTTCTGGTCCAGCATCTGGATTTGATGCAACACCACCATCTGTCCGTACGTAATTTCTTCTATACATAAACTGGGCAAAACTTTCAAATACTTCTCTCTCTTCAGAAGAAGCACGAGAATAAGCATTCCATAATTCCTTAACTTGTTGTGAACCACCTCCACCAGTTTGATTAGTTAAATAATTTTTATAATATCTTTTTTTAATTGAACTTATAACTTGATTTTCAAGATCAGTTCTTAATAAAATATCAAGATCTTTTAAGGATCCAGTTATTTCTTTAGTGACTTTTTTAAATCCTCCAAATAAATTATCATATTTTTTAATTTCAGAATTCATTTTATTTAAATAATCATCAGTATAAGAACCAGCTAATTGATAAACCTTGTATGGAACAAAACCAGATTCCTCTTTTTTTGATATTGTTATTATATTAGATAAATCTTCACTTTTATTATTACCTTTACCACCACCTAGTGCTACAGCTTCAGCTTCAGCTTCTCGTCGAGGAAAACCTGGTACGACTGCTTCACACTGAGCTGTATGTATAAGTGGTGCTCCAACTTCTACTTCAGGTAGATTATCAACTGACCAGACAAGGTTTTTTACATGCTGATCTAAAGGTATTTGCTTATAATGGGAATCACTACCGTTTTTTAAAGGTGGATCTAACATTTTAAATTGGCGTAAATCGTATACTATAGCCTTTACAAAAGGTGCTGGTAAAACTTTATGTCTTGTGTATTTTGGTTTAAGGGAAGATTTATATGAGCTGCTATCTAAAAAAGCTTTAACAAGTTCTTTTTCAGTATTTCCTTTTTCCATACAATTATCAAATGTTGGTTCAGAAAGACCAGAGCAACATTTGTTTAATTGTTCAAAATACTTAAAAGATTTAATTTTTTTTCTTAAATCTGACATTAATTGTATATAATGATTATAGAAAATATTTTTAAATAATTAAAATAATATTTTCTATATCATTTTAATTTTTTATAAATTATATATATTATATAATGGATAAAGTATTAATTATTTTATTACTATTGTTGTTATTATTATTAATAATTTATTTTTATACTTCTGGTTGTTTAGAAAATTTTACAACAAATCAAGAAATAAAAGGAGATAAAATATCTTTATATATTTTTTTAACTAAAAATTGTAAATTTTGTCAAGAATTTGATAAAGATATATATAATAAATTAGTTGAAGAAATAGGAGAAAAAATAAATATAAACAAAATATATTTAAATGATGAAACAAAAGATTTGTTTGAAAAATATAATATAGCAGCAGTTCCTACAGCTATTTTAGAAAAAAATAATCAAATATTACAAATAAAAAATAAAATAAATAAAGAAAATATTATAAATGATATGATAAAATTAGAAAATATGATTGAAGTAAATAATAAATTAATAGAAATGAAAGATAAAAATAAAGAAAAAAAAGAATTATTAATATTTTTATCAAAAAAATGTCCCTATTGTAATGAATATTTAGATAATACTCATAATAAAATAATTAATGAATTAAGTAATGAGTATAATATTAATATAATATTTTCAGATGAAGATAAAGATAAATTATTTACAAAATATAAAGTTAATTATGTACCAAAAGCAATAATAGTTGATAAAGATGTAGTAAAGGAAGTAGATGGTTCAATATCATCAGAAAATATACTTAAAACTGAAAAAGTAGCCCCAAAAGATAAAACAGAGCATATGACAGAAATAGAATCAGACGATAATAAAAAGAAATTATTAATATTTTTATCAGATGATTGTCCATTTTGTCAAAAATATGAAGAAGAAGAACACGAAAAAATATTAGATGAATTAGGGGATAAGTATAATATACAAAAAATTTATGAAAATGAAGAAAATGAAGAATTATTTAAAAAATATGGAATTAAATATGTTCCTAAAGCAATTATAATAGATAATGATAAAGTAAAAATAGTAAATGGTAGTATAACATTAGAAAATATACTCAAAACAGATGAAAAAGAGGATATAGAAGAGAATAAAGTAGAAAAATATAAAGTAGAAGAAGAAGAAAATAAAGTAGAAGAAGAAAATAAAGTAGAAGGAAATAATAATAAGATATTAGTATTTTTATCAAAAACATGTCCAGCCTGTATAAATTATCTAGAGAATGTATCTAATAATATTAAAAATGAATTTGGAAATGAATTTATGATAGAAAATAAATTTATAGATGAAGATAAAGATATGATGTTTTTAAAACATAAAATAATATATGTTCCACAAATGGTAATACAATATAATAATGGTGAAGAAAAAGTAGAGAATGAAATTAATATAAATAATATAAGAAATACGATTAGTAAGTTAAAAAATAAAAAAAATCCACGAATGTTAATGATAGATAATTCTAGTGATTATATATCAAATGATAGCATAAACTATGATAAAATAACAAAAGAATCATTTTCCAATATATTAGATAATAAACCAATAGAATTATTAGTATTTTTATCAAATAGTTGTCCACATTGTATAAGATATGAGAAAGAAGTGCATGAAAACTTATCAAATGAATTAAAAAATAGATGTACAATAAGGAGAATATATTCAAATAATGATAATAACGATATGTTTAATAAATACAATATTGAATATGTTCCAAAAGGAATATTATTATCAGAAGATAGATACGTGCCAATAGAAGGAGCATTAAATAAAGAAACAATAATAAAGTATTTAGAAAAAATAAATAATTAAATATAAAAAATAAATTATAGAATTTATAATAAATGAACGAAAATTTTGTTGATTATTATAAGGTATTAAATATAGATATTGAAGCTACTTCAACAGAGATAAAGAATAGTTATTTAAAATTAGCGAAGAAACACCATCCCGATCATTCAAATGGAGGCAATACAAATTTATTTCAATTAATATGTAATGCTTATGAATGTTTATATAATAAAGAAAAAAGAAAAGAATATGATTTAATATATTTAAAGAGGTCTTTTGATGAATTAAAAGATGATAATTTAGTAAAATTTAAGGGAGAATTTAATGAGTTTGTCTCAACGAATATTAAACCATTGAGTAAGGAAAAAATAGATGAAATATTTAGTGAAATATTTAAAGATACTGAGGAAATAAAAGAGAATAAATTCAGTGATAAAGAGTTAGAAAAGAGATTAGTAGATATAAGTTTAGAAAGAGAGACTCAAGATATAGAGACGAAAGATGACAGTATAAAAGAATTATTAGAAAAAGACAGAGAAATAGATTTAAATGATGTATTTGAATATAAAAAAAGTAAGATAAATGAAAAAAGTAATATAATAAGTAAGGAAGTAGGAACAGTAGATATATTACATTTCAATAAATATGGAAGTTTTGAGTTATTAAAAAACAACGATAATAATGTAGAATATGTAAGTAATATATATAGTGATTTAGGTGAAATTAATTTTGACACTGTAGGTAGTAAAATAAGTTATGAAGATATAAAAGAATGGAAAAATAATAAAGATGAAATTAATCCAGAAAGAGTAAATAATAAAAAATTATCATCAGATGAGATAGAAGAATATATAAGAATAAGAAAAAGGGAGGAGAATAATTTATTAGAGGATATAGGTAAAAATTTTGTAGATAATAAAAAGAAAAGAGAAATAAATTCGTTTATAAAAAATGAATATAATGAAGAATTAGAAATAGTAGAAAAATTAGATAATATAAAAAAGAGAAATTAAATTTATTTTTTTTTATAAAATTCATCTACAGTATTATAACCAAAGTTAAACAATATTTTTTTTTGTTCTTTAGTAATATCAAAAAAATTATATTTACAAGAAACTTTAATTTTGATTGTATTTTTTTGATATTTATCATATTTTCCATAATTAAGACCCTTTATAACACATTTAAAAACTTGTATAATATAAGAGGGTATATCGTCAAAAGTGTCAATACATGTTTCATCATCTTCAAGGCGTATACCAATAACATCATCTAATTTATCAAAAAAGTAATCAATAGGATAATTATTAAAGCATCCTCCATCAATCCATATTTTATTATTATATTCAACTGGTTTAAAAACAAAAGGTATAGAACAAGAAATTCTAATAGCGGTAATAATTTCCATATCAGGCGTATTAATATAATTAAAATAGAATAATTTAGCATCATTAACAGAAACACCAGTAATAATTAAATCTTTTTTAAATTTATTAAATAATTTTTTAAAAGTTATTTTTCTACTAATATTTTTTTTTTTAGTTAATATAGTAATTACAGAAATAAAAGCGTCTAAATTAGCTATACCAAAATGAGGGTCATTAAAAATGGTATCAATATTATATTTTAATAACATATCAGAATCAATATCATATAGGATAGTAAAAATATCTTCACAACTATAACCAATAGATAATAGAAAGCATATACTAGAACCAATAGAAGTTCCACAATAAACATCAGGTTCATCGATAATTTCAAGTTCTTTTAACTTTGTGACAGCACCAAGTGCACAATAACCTTTCATACCACCACCGCTAATAATTAAAATATTTTTTAATTTACCAGTATAAATAGGTATTTCTTCCATATTTAAATTCTAATAATAATATATTATTAAATGGATAATATAAATATAAAAAATATTTTTGTAAATAATAATACTTATAGAAAAGATAATAAAGATAATGTTACATTTATAAATGAGATTAATACTTATAATTTAATAAGTAAAAATAAGTTAATTGATGTAGTTGATGATAATTTTATAGTAAATAAAATAAAATATGTTCAAAAATATGAGAATGAACAAGTATTAGAAGTATATGAAGAAAAATTTAAAGAATGTTTATTAAAAATAAATGATGCTATAGATATAAATTTAACAGATATATTTTTTACAGTAAGTAAAGGTTATTTTGGATGTAAAAAATATGAATCATCAGAATGTCTTAAATATATTGAAGAGAAACTAAGGAAGAAGAAATTTGAGACATTAATAACTTCTAAAATAGAAATATTTATATCTTGGAAAAAAATATAAATAATAATAAAATTTATGATTTAATTCTAAGTATAATATCAATAATTAATAAAATTAATAATAAACAGATCATAATATTTAGAAAATTAATTTCAATAGACATTGGATTTTTTTTATTTTCTAATGATTTAAATATTTTATTAATATTTTCATATTCATCATTTTTTTTTTCATTATTAATAACACTTCTTAATAATGTTTCTAATTCGTTAACAGTTAAATTAATTCTACCTACATTTTCAAATTTTTCTATATTTTTATTAGATTGATTTATAGAAGAAGCCTGTAAAACTTTATTATTATCTTGAATATTCATATAATTATTTTTATGTTGTTCAACTTCTAAATTAGTAGAAGGTTGACATTTTTTATTTATTTCATTTTGACATAAAGAACAACTAGAAATATGTTTAAAAACTATTGGCATATTTGGATTATTTAAATTAGTTGGATCTAAATATAGTTGTATACATATTCTATGGGTTAATTTATTATTTAAATTTTGTAAAGTAGTTCCCTTTAATTCTTCTTCACTTTTTATATAATTTATAGGAACTTTACTATAATCAAATTGTGTATTATTTTCATTTAAATCCTCAGCTGTTATTCCATCAAATGTTTCTAATAATTTTTGATTAATATTTTGATAAGCATTATTAAAACCAGAATAAGACATCCGAAAATATTTGGATATATAATTTTAAAAGATATTTTATTTATATAAAAAAAATATATTTATAATTGAGTTTATATATAAAATATTGTTTCTTTATATATAATATTATATGACTGATTCTACTTCATCAAGAAGCTCACATAGTGAAGATAATAATATAAAAAAAAAAGTATCATATTCAACTGATTACATGCCTAATTTATTACAAGATTCACAAAAAATGTTACCATTAGATCAGAGGATTTTATTTAAAAGACAAGAATATGAAAATTATTCTTCTAGTGAAAAAAAAGAAAAAGATAAAGAGAGAGATAGGGATGATTATTCTCATAATTCAGATAAATTAAGTGATTATATGACAAATGAGGGTGAAAATATATCAAATTCAGTATCCAATAAATATTCAAATACTCAATTATATGGAAATACGAATTCTTTTTTTTCAAATACGAATGGCAATACTCAAAATTATAAATCAAACGATCAAGAGAAAATACAAATAGATAAAAATAATAATGAAAATAAAGAAGAAAAAGAAAATAATATATTTAATGATACTTATGATGATTATAATGATTTATCATCAGATAAGCAAATGTTAAAAAGATTAGATATGTTAAGAAAATTAGGTGAATTAGTTCAGTATGGAGTAAAATTATCACAAAATTACAATATGAATTCTGATTATTTTGCGATGAAATATGAATATGAATTACATAAAAATATTAGAGCAAAACAAAATTCAGTTAATTGGATGTCAAGTTTAATGTTAAATTGTATTTATGGAATTGAAATATTAAATGAAAAATACAATCCTTTTGATTTAAAATTAAAAAACTGGTCTGAACAAATTAATGCAGATATTAATAATTATTATGATATTTTTGGTGAAATTTATGAAAAATACAATCAACCAGGTAAAAATATGGCTCCAGAATTAAAATTAATTTTAATGGTATCAGGAAGTGCCTTAAAATTTCATTTAAATAATACTTTACTTTCTCAAGGTAAGCCTCCATCAAATTTACAAAGATCAGAAGAACAAAATCCTGAATTATTAGAACAAATGAGAGCAAAAGCAGCATATGATAAAATTAAAGAAGAAACATTTAAAAATAATGAGTTATTAAAAGAGAAGGCGAATAAAGAACATGAACAAGCAATAAAACAAATGAGTGATATGATGTATCTTCAAAATAAAAAATTAGAATTACAAAAACAAGAAGAAGAAAATCAAAAAAAAGTAGCTGAATTTGCTAAAATGAAAATGCTTTTAGAACAACAAAATATGACTCAAAATACACAAAATAAAATGGCTGAGATTAGCGGTATGGGTATGATGCCAGCTCCTTCATCCAATGGAAATATTAATGAGAAATATGAAGAAATTAGAAGAAGAAATATTAATGAGCATTTACAATCAATAAAAGATAAAGTTAAAAATATAGATATAAAAGAAGATATTAATACAGAACCAATATATTTAAGAACAGCTAATGCCAGAGCTAGAGAACCTTATAATCAATCTAGTAATAGAGAAGATACAGATAGATCGTCAACATCATCAAATAGAAGTTCTACCGAATCATCTTCAAAAACTAGTTCAGATGATTCAAGAAGGAAAAGTGAAAAAAGTGTAAGTACTACACTGAGTAAGAGAAAATATAATAAAAAAGGTATTACAATACAAACTAATTAAAATATATAATACAAACTAAATAATTTATAAAATCATAATAAAATTGATTTTTATATATAAAGACATATCACTATATATATATAAAATGGATGGTAATCAATCATTGAATACACAAGATATATTGGATTCTATAGATATGAATATGATAAATATGACGGATAAGAAAAAACGTGGAAGACCTAAAAAAAATAATAATATAATAAGCACAAATTTAACAAAGATTAAATTAGATAATCAATTAAATAACAATGAACAAGAAGAAATTATATTACATTTACCATTGACAAAGAATGATATATTAAATTTTAAAGAAGGTGATGTAAATATTTCAGATATTGAAGATGTTGCTGAAGAAAGTTCTATATCAAATGAACAAACTGATATCAGTAATAAACATTTAATATTTATAAAAAAGTTAAAAGATGAATTAGAAGAATTAAAAAAATTTTTAACAGAAATTACACCAATGTATTTTACGGAAGTTAAAATGTATCCAGTTGATTTAAAATTATTTGATAAGGATAATGAACAATTTATTCCTAAAAAAACTAATATATGTTGTTGGTGGTGTACCTATAATTTTGATTGTTATCCTACATTTATTCCAGATAAATATTATGATGGTAATTTTTATGTTTATGGTTGTTTTTGTTCATTTAATTGTGCGGGAGCATATAATTTAAATTTGAATGATTCCAGAGTATTAGAAAGATATTCATTACTAAAACAATTATATTACTATATTAATAAAACGAATATAGTATCAATAAAAGACATAGAGATTAATATAGCAGGTCCTCGTGAATTATTAGAAAAATTTGGAGGAACCATGAAAATAGATGATTATAGAAAGAATTCGAAAATCATGGGTAGAGAATATCATAAATTGATGCCACCATTTATTCCTTTAAATTTTTGTTTTGAAGAAACAACAAATAGTTTAAAAAATAATAAAATGATTAATATAAATAATATATTGAATAATAGTTCGATTAGAAATGATGTATTAATGAAGAGAAATAAACCATTAAATAACGTAGCATCAAAAGAAATAGATAATTATATAGATTAAATAATTATAAAATATATAATACATATAACACATATAAAAGAGTATCAGCTAAATCATCTTTTTTTTTAGAAAATTCGTATATAGAAATAGCAGCAGCATTAAAGAAAGAATTATTTAATTGATAAACTATATCTTTAGTTATATCAATACAATATTGTTTTCTATTTTGATAGCTATTATTAGAAATAAGCTTAGTTACTAAATTAAAATTTTGTTTGATATGATTATATAGATTAGATTTAGTTTTTACAGTAGCAGAAACAAAATTAACTGATTTAATTTTATTAGGAAAATTAATTTTTTTTATATTAAAAAAAGCGAATAAAACTATAGAAATTGTTTTCATAATAGGATTTTTAAGTACAGGTTGATTTTCAATATAAATATCTAAATTATAAACAATTCTATTATCAATATCATAAATAGAATCAATAAATTGGTTATAAAATTTATCAAGTTCAACTAATAATCTTTCTACTTGTTGATTAAAATTATCTTTAAGTTTTGAATTATTAGAAATTTTTTTTAATTGATTAAAAAGAATAATATTATTATTTTTTATTTTATTTGAATGAAATTTACAATAGGATACGTATTTATTTTCGTTATTATTAGGTAAGTAAAAATAAGAATTATTAGTACAACAAATAGCAATATTATTTTTTTTTGAAATATCAATATTATAATCACAAATTAACCCTTTATAAGAAATATCTAATATACCCCAATAAATAACATCAAAGTTTTTTTTATCCATAATATTGTATCTAACAATACAATAAGCAAGATTTTTAATACCTATATCAAAAGTTAATAAATATTTATATTTTATCATTAAGAATTACTACTTAAATTATTTTTAGATAGTTTTTGAATAATTAAATCTAATTTATTAGAAACTAATTTATAATCATTAAAAATATGTTTTATAGTTTTATTTTTATTATTTATTGATAAACTATAATTTTCATTTGTTTGTAAAAAAGATGTTGTAGATTCCATATAATAATAATAAATATATATTTTTATATAAAAATTGATTATTTAAATTAATAATTAGTAATATAAGAATATTAGAATATAAATAATAAAATATGACAAGTTTATTAGATGGAATAAATATAGCTAAACAAGATTTATTAAGTATACCGCCTGATTTGGCTATATCTACTACTACAGTTACTATGAAAGTTAATGTATTTTTTAATGTAGAAAATATTGGATTATACTTTGATGATTTTGATCACATATTAATTGGAAAAAGATATGGTAATAGAGTTGTAAATAATTTAATAAATATAAAAAAAATAAAATCTGATAAAAAGAAAAAAAGAAAAGAAAAAAAAAACTTTTATAATCAAGTATCATTAATATTTAGAACATGTACTTTAATGGGTTTAGATCCATCTAATATATCACAAAAAGAGGGTTTAAAGACAGTAAACGTTAAATTATTTATTAATGGTTCTATTCAGATGACAGGATGTAAGCATTTAGAAAATATACGGAGTAGTTTAGAATTATTATTTGAAAAATTAAAGATAACTAAAGTGATATTAAATAGAAATATGGAATATATAGAGAAACCTTTTGTAATAGATACTACATTATTAAATATAAATAATGTAAATAATTTCTACATTCAAATGATAAATACAAACTTTAATATACAATTTCATATTAATAGAAGTAAATTATTTCAATTATTATTGGATAATAATATTGATGCATCATTTGATCCTATTATTCACGCGTGTGTTAATATAAAATATTATTTATCTTCAAAAAAAACAAAAACAATATCTATATTTGTTTTTGAAAGTGGTTCTATAACTATAGCAGGTTCTAATTCTTGTAGTGAAATTTTAGAAGCATATAATTTTATTAACAAATTTATTCTTTCAAATTATAGTGTTTTATTAACTAAAGATATTACACCAAATCTTATTATTGATTTTATTAAAAAAATTGATTTTAACCAAAATAATATTCGTTTTTAATACTTGCATTTGGTTTTACTCCACTAAAAATTGGTATTTCTGAAGCATTGTCGTTACAAAATACATATTGAGTAAATACTGCTGTAGGCCCTTTATTATTTTTAACTGGCACTGGTGCTCTACCTTGTGCTATTACTTCTTTTTCTATATTTAATAAAGCATTATTATAATCTAATCTCGATCTATTTTGTTCGGCATTACCTTTAGTTCCTGATATATTTTTAGTAATAGTTGTTTGATCTCTATTCGTATGATCTGGTATTCCAGCATCATAATTAAACAAATATTCACCATCATAATTTCCTTTTGTTCCTGTTATATTTTTTGTAGTTGTTGTTTGATCTCTATTTGTATGATCAGGAATTCCTGAATCATAATTAAACATTTTATCACTAATATAATTCCCTTTTGTACCAGTTATATTTTTTATAGTAGAAGTTTGATCTCTATTAGTATGTTCAGGTATTCCTGAATCATAATTAAACATTATATCACTATTATAATTTCCTTTTGTTCCAGTTATATTTTTAGTAGTTGAAGTTTGATCTCTATTTGTATGTTGAGGAATACCAGAATCATAGTTAAACATATATTCTCCTTCAAAATTACCTCTATATCCAGTTATATTTTTTGTATTTGATGTTTGGTCTCTATTAGTATGTTCAGGAATACCAGATTCATAATTAAACATATATTCACTTTCAAAATTTCCTCTAGTACCAAGTATATTTTGGGTTTGTTCATAAATTTCTCTTTGTGTTATATCAGGAACAGCATTTTGAAAATTAAATAATTGAAATTGTTCATGATTTCCTTTTTGATTATTAATATATTTATTATCTTCTGTTAACTCTTTGATAGTTGTATCTGGAATTGAATTTAAATAATTTAATAAATATCCTTTAACTTTTAATGGATTAATATTTAAAATATTTCTATTATTTTCTGTCATTTCTTTCATTGTAGCATCTGGTATTGAATTTATATAATTAATTAAATATCCAGTTTTATGATTACCATTAAAATTACCAATCTTTATAATATTACTAATAATATCTCTTAGTGTAGTATCAGGTATGCTATTATCATAATTATATAAATAATTATTTGTATGATTTCCTTTTTGATTATTTATATAAGTAGTATTTTCTGTAAGTTCTCTAAGTGTAGAATCAGGTATAGAATCTAAATAATTAAATAAATAATTTTTCATTTGTATTGGTTTTATTGAATTTAAAATTATTTTATTTTCAGTTAATTCCTTTATTGTTGTATCTGGTAGTGAATTAATATAATTATATAAATAACCTTTGATCTGTCCTGATGGACCAGTAATATTTGTTAATTTTATAATATCTTGTGTTAATTCTCTTAAAGTTGTATCAGGAATACTATTTTCATGATTAAATAAATAATTATTATTATGATTACCTTTAAAATTAGCACCACCACTTCCCCATAAGGAATTAACAACATCTCTTAATGTTGGATCTGGAATTGAATTTAAATTATTAAATAAATATGATTTTTGTTTATTAGATAAAGTTGTTAAAATTAAATTATTTTCAGATAAATTTCTCATATTTGTATCATTAACACCATTTTCCATATTAAATAAATAACCATTTGTTTTATTTCCTGTTGTATTTGTTATAATAATCTTTTCTGTTAAGATTGATCTTAAGGTTTCATCAGGTATACTATTAATAGAATTAAATAAATACCCTTTAATAGAATTACTAATATTTGTTAAATTATTTTTCCCATTATCCTCTAATAATATTTGTCTTTTAGTAACATCAGGTATCATATTCATAAAATTTATTAAGGGAACTTCTGAATAATTTCCTTTAGCATTATTTAAATTTTTTATTTCACCAGTTTGTTCTCTAATTGTCACATCTGGAACAGCATTATCATAATTTGTTAAAAAAGTTTCATATTTATTACCAGTTGCTGTACCAATAACACTTGAACTCATATTACGATTCGTTTCATCTATTATATAATTTCTATTTATATTTTGTCCCTTAGTATCATAAGTAACATTTCTAGGACCATCGTCTGTAAAACTTTTTTTAAAAGGTTTTTTGTATAATCCTTGTAAATATTCAGGAGTATTATTTTGTTTATTACTAATTGGATTTAAATGAGTAGTTGTTTCGGCTATACTTCTATTAGTTTGTGGTGCTAAATATTTACCATATATAGCTGGTGCAACAAAATCACCATTAGTTGGCAATAAACTATCTTTTGTATTAAAGTAGAATCTATCAGGAGTATATTGTACGGTTTCACCAACAATACCTCTATTGTTACCCTTTTGACCAGGAATAATTTGATTTTTATAACTAACTTTTGGATTAGTTAGTGGACGAAGTTCATCAACAGTTTTAGGGAGTGAACGATATAAATCTTGTCTACCTGTTGCACCTGTTTGATTATAACCTAAATTTAAACCTGGACTTACTCTAACAGGTTGGAAAGGTTTTTCACCTTGTCTTTTATCAGAAGGAATATATCTTGATTCATAAAAATCAGTGAAAACTGGTGTACCTGTAACAGAATCTACTTTATTTGTAACTGGATTAAACAACGGTTTTACTTCAGCTTTATGTTTAAATTGTGGATTTTGATCACTACCTGTAAATAATTCAACTTTACGAGATGACATATCATTCCATTGTTTATTCATCATAGGATTAAATCCTTTATCTTTTGATTTAAAATTAGGCTGCATATTTTCATGATTCATATCAGATGTAACTCCATATCTACCATCATCATTAGGATTAAATTTACCATCAATCACAGGTTGATTATTAAATAATTTTACAGTAGTTTTCATATTATTAAAAGTATTTGGCAATCCTTTGTGTTTAAATTCTAATGGTTCAAATTGTTTTTGAAATTCATTACAATAACTTTTATCATCATCAGAATTAGGAGCATAATCAGATATAACATCATCCATGAATTTATCTCTTATATTTAATACTTTTGTATTAATATTATCATCTTTATAGAAATTAGATAATCCATCATCATTTGTAAATGTGCTATCTTTATCATTATTAATCATAGTCATATTCTCTATAATATTATTAGTATATTTTAAATTTTTTAAATTTTTTAAATCCTTATCAATATACGATTTAACCTTATTTTTTTTTATTTTATTTATATAATTATCATTTTGTATTCTCCAATTATCATTAATTATATTACTATCTTTTTTTAATGAATCAGAAAAATTTTTGTTAAATTGTTTATAAACTTTTTCTCTATTATTTAATATTTGCTCATTAGAATAAATATTATTACAATATTGTGGTATATTTTCTATTCCATCATTTATATCAATTTCTCTTTTTATCGGTTTATTCATTATACTACCTGCTAATCCTAAACCTAAACCAATATCCATTATTATTCTATATTTAATAAAATATATTTTTTAATTTATATTCTTTATAAAAATATAAATTAAATATTAACTAATTATTTATTTCATGAATGAATCAGTATTTCTATTATAAACATTTACACCTTCACTTGGCACACATACTTTATTTTGTGTTTCATCTGATATACATGTTGGTATTGCTTCATCCATGCCTAAAAAGAATGGATAAGGATTATCATAATTATCAGTTGCTTCTAATTGAGAATTAATGGCCCAATCATAATATATATTCTTTTGTGGATTTAAATTTAAATCATAGAATCTATTTATAGACATTTCTCTATATAATTGTTTTGGAAATGTTAATATTGATGATAATGGATCTAGTTCTCTGTTACATTCCTTACTATCATATGTTTTAAATTTAAAAACATCTATATCATTAACTTTTCCTCTTTTACATCTTGATTGTTTTACATTTCTATTTGACATTATTGAATCTATATCAACTAATTGTTGTGCAGGTGTTAAACCAGGATTTTCAATTGGTATATTATTTCCCCAACCATTATGACCAGCTCTTGGACCAAATACAGATAAACATTGTTCACAACTCTTTACTCTATTTGGATCTAAAATAGATCTTAATGGTGCTGTACTTTGTTCAATATCATCTCTAATAAAACAAGGATCATAAACTAAATTACCTGAAGTTCCAAAATTAAAACCAGAATTTGTGCATCCACTTTTTTTTATATTAGGCGGACTACAAAATTCTCCACAATCAGAGCAATCGCTTTGATATGATAAATATTGATTTGAATCCATTATTATTATATAATTATAATAATAAAAAAATTAATAATAATTATTAATTTTTTTATCTATATATTTATTTTTATTTATTTCTTAATATTATCTATTATACTAAACAAAATATTTAATTGTTAAGATTATCTATTCGGTAAATATAATTATTAGCGCCGAGGTGGGTGGCGTTCTTCTCTTTTTGGTGCTGCTGTATTTATTGGTGCATACATCTGTGTATTTGATGAGGTATTCATCATAGTAAAAGATTCACTTGAAGAATTCATATTAGGCATCATATTATTTGAATTATTCATATTAGGCATCATATTAGGCATCATATTATTTGAATTATTTTCTTCACTACTAGTCATTAAATATGGTGCTGAATTATATATATCGCAATAAAATGGTCTAACTTTTTCCATAGAACCATCATAAAGTGGTTGTTGATTGCAATTATTTAAAAACATATAAACATTTTCTGGTTGTTTAGAATCTTGCAAAATATTTTGAACATTATTTTCATAATCTTTATAAGTATTCATATTTGATGCCTTTCTCCATGTATCATCACAAATATTGGGATTTGGTACAGTATAGCCAGGTGAGGTTTGTTTAGGTATGTTATTATATACTATAGGACATAAACTGGGTGATAATATTCTTGGCACACCATTCGCAAAAGTGCTTATACAAGAATCACTTGTTTGGCAATTAGGATTATATTTATATTGATCACAATCAGATAAAGGTCTAGTTATATTCCATAATTCAGATTCAACATCAACAACCTCTCTGTCTTGTCTAAACCATGCTTTATCATCTATACATTTAGAACAGTTTTCTTGTGCTCCAAAATATAAATTATATTGTAATGGATCAACTGATTGTTTTAAATCTTGAGCATATTTGCAACAATCATAAACTTGTCTATTAGAAGCTCCTTGTGTAGAGTAACTCATTATTTATATATTTATATATACAAAAAAAAAATATATATATATATTATTTATTTTTAATAAATAATAATCTATCAAAAAAAATAAGATATCATCTATATTAAAATTTTATTTATTATTTCAAATAGATTATATCTTATTATCTAAAATACGATCTATTATCTTGTCGTGATGACTCTCCTAATAATCTAGGATCTAATACTCTGTTATAATTTGAATCTAAATATTGAAATTGATTTTCAAATGGTTGTTTATTTTTAATACAAGTATTTCTAGTAGTTAAATTAGTTTTTAATATATCTTGATCTTGCCAAAATCTATTATTATTACTATTTTCTCTTATTTCTTTTTCCTCATTATTATATAGTTCTTGTCCTGATAAATTGTTTTCTATAAATGTTACTTTTTTTCTAGAATTTATATTAGGAATAGACTTTTTGAATTCTGTATCAAATTCAGAACTTTCTTGATTATAATCTAAAATATTATTTATTTTATCTAATTTACTAGCAACACTATTATTTCCTGTTAATCTTGTATTCATTAATTTTGATTTAGCAAAACCTAATACATCATACTGTATATCTGGTCTTTCAGAATTTAAACCATTATTATAATATCTATCAGGAACATCTTCTACTGAATTAGCTGGCACATTAAAAGATCTTTCATTACCACAATTGTTTAATGAAGAATTAATTTTTCTATTTTTTAATTTTTTCATTCTTGTATAGTAATCATTCATCGCACCCTCAACTTGTGATAATAATTCAAATTTATTTTGATTTGTTAAATCTTCATTCTCATCAAAATTAGAGTAACTAACTAATGAATCACCAGAATTAAAATAATTTCCATTTATATTATAATTCATATTGTGATGTAAGTTTTTCCCACTTCTAATACGATTTATTAAATCATTTATAATATTAATATCTTGATTTGTTATATTAAATCTTTTATAAAAAAAATAATCCTCATCAATATTATTCATTCTGTAATATTTTTTGGCTTTTAAAAATTCAATATATATAGGTATTTTGGAATCTAATAATGGATTACCTTGATTAATATTTAATTCAAATGAATTAACTAATATATCAATATCTTCATTACTAAAATGATCTTTATTTTGATTCATAATTATATAATGAATTAAGAAAAAATAAAATTAATCTAATCTTAATAATTTATTAATCCACTACAAATAATTCTATTATTTATAGTTTTATCTTTAATATAAAAAAATAATTTATGATTTAATATTATTTCATCTATATATCTTATATTCTTTTTTGTATAATCTTTATTATCTTCTAAATTATTAATTGCTATTTCTAAATTTAAATTACTTATTATATCCATATTATACATTTTACCATATAAAACTTCTCCTAAATGTAATTTATCTAATGTAAATTTTTTCCCATAATTATTTCTAATCTTTTTATTTAATTTAGGAAATATAATCATTTTTGCTATTGTATTATAATCTTTTTCCTTTAGTAAAATATTATAGTCTAACTTATCTACATTATTTTCATCTTTCTTAAATGTAAAACCAATTTTATTATGTATAAAATCAGCTTCAATTAATACATTGTCTTCTATTATTTGAATTGAAACTGGCACATTTATAAGTTTAATAAATTTTATCTTATTATCTTTTAATTTACCACTTACTATTTCTGGTTTATATAATTCTGGTATTTGTAAAGTATAATTAAAATATAATTCAAATTTAAATTTATTATTATCATTTTCATTATCTTCATTTTCGTTATTTTGACTAACTTTTATATTATAAATATCTTCAATCTTACTTATAAATGTTGTATTTATAATTGTTTCTGTATAAGGTAATTCACATTTAACCAAAATTATATTTTTTATTAGTTCTGAATGATTTTTCATATCATTTAATAATACTTCCTTTTTTTTAAATCCAAGCATAGTTAACAATTTATCTGTTGTTGGATTTTTAGATAATAATATTATTGATTTCCATAAATATGCTAATGAAAATGGAGAAAATACATTAAATATTTTTTTATTATTCAGATTATTTGTGTATTCTTGACTAACTATATCTTTTTCCATTAAATCTATGCTATCATTTAAATTCATTATTTCAGCTTCTAATTCTTCATAATTCTCATTTATAATTGAAAATTCTTGATTTGCTGTATTAAATTCGTTTATACATGAAATTTTATTACCTTCATTTTTCTTTTCATAAATATATGGATTATTTATTAAATTTTTCTTGTTGTTTAATATTTGCATATTTTTTATTGGCATACCTGAATAATCACAAAATTTATTATCAGTAGTATCAATATCCTCTGTATTATTTGATAACTTAAAAAACATATCTCTATCATTTAAATAATTTTTATTTGTATCTTTATTAAATAATACTTCTCTGTTCAAACCAAGATTTTCATTTCCTCTTCTATTTTCTAAATTTGTTATTGTTCTTTCTTTTATTTTTTCATCATTATTATTAAAAACACTAAAATTAGAATAATTCATTAAATAGATATTTATATATTAATTCTTACATTTATATTAAAAATATTAAAAAAACTAAGTTATATTTTAATTTAGTTTTAATTTATTTTAAATTACGGAGATTACTATAAAAGTAATAGTGTAGAGGATACTCTTTTGTAACATAACTTTCTCTAGTTTTTATTGTTTCTTGAACAACTTTCTTAAAATGATTACAAAAAATTGTTTGTAATTCTTCCATAGATATTTCTGGTTTTTTTTCAATATCAGGTTGAGGAATTTTATTAAAATATTCAGTCCATCTTCTTATTAATTTAATTTTATCATTTTCTTTATTTTCTGTGCCTGTGGGGTCTGCTTTATCATAAGTAGCTAAATCTTGAAAATGACCCATTAAAAATGTCCATAATTCATTACAAATGTTCATTGTTTGATTCTCATTATAAATTGTTCCTCCTACTAAACAATTACACCAATCCTTAAAATAATTATTATCAAGCACATTAAAATTACTCTTATCATCATTTAGAACATAGCTTGATAAATAATCAGCCACTATCATATTATTCTTTTTAACTAAACATTTATTTTCTGGATTTTTTCTAATTACTAGTATATCAAATATAACTGGGTTAGTATTAGTATTAGTATTAGAACCTGCAACTTGTTTATTTGCACTAATTTGATTTTTTAAATTTAAATACCGATCTTTGTATTTTAAGTATTTCTTTTGTAATAACATATATATATATATATATTATAAAAATTTTATTTATAAAATAAAAAAAATATATTCATAAATAATTATTAATATTAAAAAAATATGGTTTGGATAATTACTGATAATTATTTATTTCTTAATAATAAAAATAATATTAAAAATAATAATAAAATATTTTTATTTGATCTAGATTATACACTTATATTAACTTCAAGTGGTAAAGTTTTTCCAGTTAATGAATATGATTGGAAATTTATCTATAATTCAGTTGAAAATAAAATTAATTCATTACATGAAAATCATAATACAATTGGTATTATAACTAATCAAATGGGACTTAAAAACGATTTTATGATAAAAAAGTGGATATTTAAAATGAATAATATATTAAAAAAAATATGTGTTGATTTTGTATTTGTAGCATTAAAAAACGATGGTTATAGAAAACCATTATTAAAATCTTTAAACGTATTATTAGATAACGGTATAAATATTAATAATTATATTTTAAAATATTATATAGGTGATGCTTGTGGAAGAATAAACGATCACACAGACACAGATTTAAAATTTGCTCTAAATGCGAAATTACGATTTCGCACCCCCGAAAAGTTTTTTAATATTAAAACAGAAAATAAACAAGAATTATTTATAACCTATCCAGAATTAGATTATTATACAGTTAAAAAATTTAATATAATTGTAAATAATATTATAAAGTTAGTAAATAATAATAAAAAAGTTATGATTATGATGATTGGTTTTCCTGCTTGTGGTAAATCATATTTAAGAAATTTATTATTAGAAAAAATTAATGATAAATATGATATAAATAATTTATATTATTTTAATAATGATGATATAAAAGATGGTGTAGAAAATTCTACTTTATGTAAAAATTTAATTGATTGTTATAGTAAAAATAAATTTATAAATGATAATACAAATTTATCTTTAAAAAATAGAGATATATTTTTAGATAAATTTAATAATTTTTTAAAAATTGGAATATTTTTTAATTATGATATGGAAACTTATCAGTATCTTAATTATTATAGAATGTATTATTATAATAAACCATTAATTAATAAAATGATTTATAATAAATTAAATAAAGATTTCGTTGAACCAAATAAAAATGATTTTGATAAATATTTTATTATAAATAAAATATTTCCATCTTTCAAATCAAAAATTAAATATCTTTTTTAATTATTTTTTTAATATCTTTGAGAAACCATATATGGCTCTTCAAAGTAAGTGCATTTAGAAGTATTTTCCTTACACTGTGGACCAGTTTTGTAAAGCCAATCAGCAAATTCTCCTTGTTTATTAGGAATAGTCGTAATTGGTAGTGTATAAAATAATCTTTGAGAATTTTGTCTTTCATAAACATCTTCTATATTTCTGTAAACAGTACTATTATATAAATATTGCGCATCATCTTTAGTTTGATCTGAATTACAAGGTTCAGGAACATTTGCTGCATCTAAATAATCTGAAAATACAATATTCATATAGGGATTATCTGCTGTTGGTTTTTTACATTTACTTTTATTATATTTTTCATTAAATTCATAATTTAATTTTTTTTTAGTATCTATTTTTGTATCTAAATTATATTCTTTTCCAATTCTATAATTTCCATCAGAATCTAGATAACCCGCCTCTAATATAACATTTTTAGATGAACCATCCTTCATTATTAAATCTCTATAATTTGGATCATTATATATTGAATTAATTGGACCATTTGTTTCTGATAATTCTTTAGGACAGTCATCCTTACAATTTATTTTACATCCATTTTTTGGACAATAAAAACTATCAGGTGTATATTGTTCAATATCATCATCAGATACTAATATATCATCATTTATTCTTTCATCATTTATATACATATAATAAAATATTATAATTAACATAATGAATACTAAAACTAAAATTATATATATTGATTCTCTTTTAAAAAGAATGATTAGAATTAAAAATATTATTAATAATCTAGTTATAGCATTTAATTTTTGAATCATACTCATTTTATTATTTGGAATTATTTCCCAACAATTATTAATTATCATAGATGGTTCTTTCAACCAAAATTTCTCCATCTTTATATAATATCAATTATATAAAATATTATTTTAATAAAAATATTTTATTTTTTTTGAACTTGTTTTTTTAATTCTAATAATGCTTTGAGCTTTTCTTTTTTTTTATCTATACTAAGTTGATCTAAATCTATTTTACTTAAATCTACCTTACTCAAATCTACCTTATTCAAATCTACTTTACTTATATCTACTTTATTTAAATCTATTTTATCTTCTTTATTTGTATCTTCTTTTTTATTTATTGGTTCTACATTCCTTTTTTTAATATTATTAATTAAATTGTCTTCATTATCTTCGTTATTTTCATTATTTTCATTATTTTCATTATCTTCATTATCTTCATTGTCTTCATTATCTTCATTATCTTCATTATCTTCATTATCTTCATTATCTTCATTATCTTCATTATCTTCATTATTTTCATTATTTTCATTGGTTTTATTATCTTGATTATTATTTTTTTTATTAAATTCTTCTTTTTTATTATAATTTACATCTTCTTGATTAAAAGATACAACTAATTTTTGGATATAAGAAGTATTTATTTTATTAATTATATCTTTTATAGATGAAATAAATAATTCTCCATTTTTTTCTAAATTAGAAATACTAGATATTTGTTTTCCCTTAAAATAAGCAATAAAATTAGGAGCATTTTTACGCATTTCACCAAAAAAATTAATATTATCAATAAAATTATCTAAATTAATTAATAAATGCATACAATATGTATTTTGCTTTGATATATTTTTAAATAGATTTGCGATATTATCTTCCAATTCTTTATCTGTTTCTTTATTTGTAAAGATTATACAAATAGGTTTAAAAAAATTATTCTTTATAATTTCATCTAAATCGCTCTTTTTACACACTCTATATAAATTTTTTGACATGTTATATAATAAAAATATTTCTACTCATTTAAATATTTTTATTTATTTTTTTTGTTTTTCTTATTTTCATTTATTGAATTATTGGTTGTATCATTTGGTGTTTCTGTATTTGGAGTTCCTCCATTTTGTGAATCTAATCCTTTTTGGATATTAGATCTAATTAATAAATCTACATATTTAAGTGCATCACTATTTGTGGTAGTTTGAGCTAAATTACTAGTAGCATCCCATAAATCCATAACATTAACATTTTTATCTTTAATAGTATGCATCATATCCTTAGCAACTTTTTGCGCAATACCCAATAATTGTTCAACTCCTTTTTTACCACTAGTTTGTTCTTGAGGCTTATGTTTCATATCAATAACTTCATGTTTAATATTATCTAACATTTCTGATAGAATATTACCAGTTTGTTTTGTTCCTTTAAAAGAATCACTTTGTAAAACATCATTTAATTTATGAGCTGCTGTATTAACATCATCTTCTTTAATATTTTCCATATAATTGGACATTTTATCATTCATTTGTTGATTAACAATGCTTTCCATTAACATTTCATAAGCAGATAAATTCTTTATTTCTACACCATCATATAATGTTTTAATATCCATATTATTAACAACATTTCCAACAGTTTCAAAAGGATTAAATCCTTCAGCAGTATTACTTGAATTAATACTTTCAATAACTTTTGTATAGGTGTATGCACTAATATGTAAAGCATTAAGTTCCTTATACAGTTCTTGTCTATCATTTACAGATAAACATAAAAATATTTTATCAATATTAAAAGCTGGCATTAATGACCAACATTTTTCATTTTTATCTATTAATTTATTTAAAATTTCATCAGAAAAATTATTATTAGCCAAAAACATTAAATTTTCTTGTAATTTACTATTTACAGCAACTTTTTTAATAACTTTTTCAAAATCTAATTTTGAAATAATAGATGATATTTTTTCTAAATCTTTTCTACATTCTTTATTATTAACTTTTTGTATTGATAAATTTAAAATTGAATTAAATAAATTTGTAAATTTATCAAAAAAATAACTTTTGTAGTCAGATGGGGTTTGAGAATTATCCATATATAGTTAAACATATAATTATTTTTTAAATGTTTTATTTTACTTAAAAAAGAACATTTATTTTTTCTAATATTAAAATCATTATTTCAATATAATTTTTAATTATAATTATATCATCTTTAATTAATAATTTTTTAGCATTTTTTTTTATTTCAATTATAAGATTAATAATTTCTAATTCATTTTGATTTGTATTTTTAATTAATTTTTTTAATTGATATATATTATTTAAATTATCTGATTTATCATGATTATCTGATTTATCATGATTATCTGATTTATCATGATTATCTTCTAGACTATCTAAAGAAAAATTTAATATTGTTTCTTTATTTTCTAATACATAATGAAGACTATTTTGAATTATTTCAAATTTATTTTCATTTAAATTCTTTTTTATTGTATCTAAAAAAAATATTATTTTTTTAGGTAAAATTTTTTTTTGTTCACAATAATTTATTAAATTTATAATTAATTCAATATATTGATTAGTTAAATAATTAAATTTTTCAACTACTAATTGTTCCATAATAATTATTGTATTTATTTATCTTTTAATATATTTTATATTATTTCTATCTTTTATTTAATATATTATAATGTTCTGTTTCATATATTTTTTCTATTTCGTTTTTTTCATTTATTCTCTCATTTTCTAATGTTTTTATAAGCATTTCTTGTGTTCTTCTATCTAATTTATTACCTTCAGGTGCTGTATAAATTGCTTGTTCTTTATCGACAGATGTAAATGATTTTGGTAGTGGATTGTCTGTCATTAAATAAGCAAACGAATCTGAAAATCCATCCATTTCATCTTTTAAATATCCAAAAGGTGATTTTTTAACAGTAGGACCTTTTGATGTTTGTGAATTATCATTATTTAAATTATTATTTTCTTGAATAATTTGCACATTTTTATTAATTTTTATATTATTATTCCTAACATTACTATTATTAATTATAACTGGTTCCTCTATATTTCTTTTAACTATATTTGTTGCTAAAGGTTTATTATTAATTTTAACAGATTCATTATTATTCATTTTAATAGTATTTAATAAATTATCAAGCCATGAAAATACATTTTTCCCTTCAATCGGTGCATTATTACCTTGAACAATTAGTGTAGGAACTAATTTAAGACCTTTAGCAGAATAAGTACTTATATTATCATCAATACAAACTAGTTTTAAATATTTTAGAACACCATTATTATGACAAGTATTAATAAATAGTTCACAAGTTTTACATTTTTTACTATAAAATAATAAATTAGGATTATTTTGATTCATATAAATAATATTATTATTATTTTTTAAAACGATTTAATAAAAAAATTTGATAATTTAAATATATATATAAAATCATACTATATATATTATAATAATATGAATATAAGGGAAATAGAAAATTCAATTGATGATTTTGAATCTACAATTTTAAAATTAGAAATATCAGGTAAAAATATTAGTTTTCCAATTATAAATGCCCTTAGAAAAGTATGTATAAATCAAATACCTATTTATGCATTTCATACTGATAAAATTAATATTTTAAGAAATAATTCAGTTTTTGATAATACCTACATGCGTGAAAGATTATCACAATTACCAATTACAAAACTTAATGATTTAAAACTCTTAAACTTTTTACCTTTAAAATATTATAAAGATATTAATTTCAATGATAAAAATTATGAAAGACATCCTGAAGATACAACTAATATAGAATATTATATTAAAGCTAAAAATGATGGTCCTGAAAAAATATTAAATATTAGTACTAATGATTTACAAATCAATATTAATAATGAAAAAATAAATAATAATAAAAAATATTCAGAAAAAAATCCATTATTACTCATTCAATTAAGAATTGGTGAAGAATTTGAATGTTCTATGAAGGCTGTATTAGCTGTTGGTGAATATAATTCTATTTTTAATGCATCAAGTTGTTATTATGATGAGATTTCTGAAAATAAATTTATATTTAATATAGAATCTAGTGGTCAAATTAATGAATATAATATTTTAATTAAAGGATGTGAAATATTAATAGAAAAATTAAAAATTATTAAGGAAAATATAAATAATCAACAATATAAAAATATTAATATGGAAAATAATTCCATTATATTAGAATTAATAAATGAAGATTATACATGCGGTGGTCCAATAAATTATTTACTACAGAATATGAAAGAAGTAATATATTCAGGTATAACTAAACCTAACTTTATGGAAAAAAATTTAATTTTAAAGATTAAAACAGAAAAATTATTTACTCCATTAAAAATATTAAATAATGCAATTGATGAAAGTATAATATTATATGAAGAATTTAAAAATAAATTTTTAGAGTTATACAAAGGTAAGAAAAAATAAGGTTTTATAAAATTTTATTATTAATATAATATATTATATTAATAACAATGTATATAGATGATATTAATGAAATATGGGAAGAAACTATAAACAACTATTTTACAGTTTGGATAGTTCAAAAAACTCATGAATTAATAAATTTAGATTCACTAATTAATGAACCAAATTTTGTAAAATTTCAAAAAGAAATTAATAAAACTCTTGATTTATCATTTAGTATTATTTCACAAGACAAAATTAAATCTATTGTTACTAAAAATTCAAATATTGAATTAATTAATAATATTATTAAAAAATATTTATGTTATTATTTTTTTACTTTTATTGGTATTAATTATAAAGATAAATTAGATCTTTTTAATAATAATATTATAGAATTTAGTAGAAATCAAGCTAACTATGAAATAAAAGTAGATAATTTCTTCACTTCTGATAGTAATTCAAATATTATAAAAATAATTTTACTTATTAAAGAGTTTATTGACTTTATTGAAAAAATTTATATTCAATCTAAAAAAGATAAAAATAAATCTAAATTATCTAGAACAACTGTAGCTAATACAAAAAAAAATACAAGTCTTAAAGTAAAAAAAAATAATAAAAAAACAAAAACTAAATCAAAAACTAAATTAGAAACTAAATCAGAGACAGAAACAGAAACAGAAACAGAAACAGAAACAGAAACAGAAACAGAAACAGAAACAGAAACAGAAACAGAAACAGAAACAGAAACAGAGACAGAAACAGAAACAGAGACTGAAACAGAAACAGAAACAGAGACAGAAACAGAAATTAAATCTGAAATAGAAGAATTAAGTGACTTAACTAGATATGCTTCTATATTAAAAAATTATAGTAAAGAATTAAATGATTTTTTATTAAAAAATAATATAATTGATAGTATTTT